ATGATATTCTAAGAGTATTATATGAATATTCAAAAAAAAATAGTGTATAATGTTATTAGAAAATAAATAATATTATAGGAGATGATTAGGATGACAATGGAATCAAGAGAGATAAGAGAATTGACTCTTATAGCAGACAATGAGAAAGATTTTAACAGAAGCTTTTCAAAGCTTCTAAAATCTAAAAATTTAAAAGTGAAAGAGGTGAGAGCAATTGAGAAAATAGTTAAAAGGAATCGTGAATTTCCTTTTAACTGTAAAGAAACAATAGCGGAAACAAATAAAATTTATTTGATTTCTGACAATTCAATAGTTGAATTGTCAATAGTCAAGACTTACGTGGATGACATGCCACAAAGTTTTGACATAGACACAATAAAAATAAAAGGACTGTAAAAAGTCCTTTTTTTAGTAGGATCCTGAAGCAAAAAAAATATTTTTCAAATCTAATAGAATTCTAAGAAAAATCATTAGATATTCTAAGTGTTATACATTATAATATAACTATAATAATAAAGGAAAGGATGGCGACTAAGTTAGTCGCAGAAGGTGAAGGATATGAGAAATAGTAAAATAATAAAGGTTGCTAATATTTTAGCAACAACAAGAAACGAAGAAGCTTTAAAAGTAGCTTCTATCATCAATCAAAACGTAAATTTGATTGATGAAGTAAGTGTAGAGTTTGAAAAGTCTGACTTTTCAACTTATGTGAGTGACAAAATCACTCACGACCTGTATGGTAATACTATTTACTATACAGACGTTTATGAATACAGTCCTCAAGTGGACTGTACTGTAAAAATAACTGAAAAAGGAGGTAGAGTACAAGAACAATCTATATGCATAGTAGAGGCAGAGTGTTATTCATTTCACACTACAAATCCGTACTATGCAGATGATGAGCATCAGTTTTAAAACTGATGCTTTTTTTTTATAAAAATAGTAAAAAGGTAAAAAAATATATTATTAAAAATGAAGCACTTTTTTAAGTGCTTTTTTATTTGTCTGATCCTGCCAAAATTAAAAATATTTTCATGAATAAAAAAAAGACTATATACTATAATAGTCTTTATTTATATCATTTAGAAAATCATAAATTATAAACATAATAAATTCATTTATTAATTTTAACATGTGCTTTACTCCTTATTTCAATATGATTTTTTCAATTTTTACCTTGTTGTATTTTTTACAGCATACTAATATTATTTTTTGATTTTTCAATCTAAAACTTAAAAAATCTTTTTCATGATTGAAATAGGACTTATTGACTTTGGATATTTCAATTGCTCCGATTTTCTGAAGCATATATTTCAATTCTATATAATTTTCAAAAATTGAATTTTTCAAAGTATAAATTTTACTAGAAATATTCAAATTAATTGGTTTATCATAGCCGAACTCAATCGGTTTTTTCTTTGCTTCAGTCCATCCGAAATAATTTTTTACATTTTCAATTATATTCATTTAAATTACCTCCAAATTTATTTTTAAGTTGAATTTTTTAACTAATCTTTTAACTAGTCTTTTCAAGTCATTTGTAGACTTGTAAACATAATTAATAATTTTTTCATTATCATTATGCTTCTTAAAAAATTTATGGTCTGATATTCTAATATTCAAATACTTATATTTAAAATATAAACTATTTGTTGACTTCGATTTTCTGAAGCCACATTGTACTAATTTTTCAATTAGTATTTCTTGATCCTGTTGTGTTACCATACTCCTATCACTCCATCCTATAATATTATTTATTTTCTAATAACATTATACACTATTTTTTTTTGAATATTCATATAATACTCTTAGAATATCATTAGATTAAAAATTATTTTACTGTAAAGATATAATTAATTATATATTAAAAATAAAGTTAGCAGTCTATCAGTATAGTTTATAATCATTACAAATTAAAACATATTATAAATAAGTGATAACAACAAATATACAACTAAAACAATAATAAACTAATTATAAATTTATACTAACTATAAAAAGCTATTCATTTTAATATACCACTAATTACAATAATGTATTTAGTCAAATTTATATTTACATTGTAACTATTACAATATTGTAATGATTATAAATAAGCCATCCCTACAAGTATGGCACGGTTTCAGGGCCTCAACTTAGTCCACCTCCAAATTTCCCACAAATTTTTTTCTAACTTTTTTGCAACTTATTAATAATCTTTTTCTTATACTATGTTTACCTAATTTTAATTCTTCGCCACTGTTTTTCTTTAATATAAAATTAATCATTTTAATTTATCTTTTAACATTATTAATATACATTTAATTTACATATTTCATACTTGCATATCATTCTAACCTAATATTTACAATACTTTGAGTATATCGCCTCATATTTTCCACTTCCTGCTATTTTATTCGATTTTAGGTATTAAAATACATCTAGAAAAATTAAAATCGTTATAAGTCAAATTTGAAATAACACTTTATTCACTCCATAAATATACCCAAAGTCAATAATATCAATGTATACAACTGATTTTAAATATGATAGCATCCATTAGTATTTACTTAGTTGGTTAAAATACAGTTAATTCAATGAAATAATAATTAAAATCTTTTAATAATAGATTATTTTTGTAACATTTGTTACACTTATGAAATATCAATCTAAAACACTAATTTATTAATAATATATTAAAAAATTCAAGTCAAAGATATTTCAAAGTGTATTTTAAATTTATTTTAATTATATAAAGTTAGCAGGATCCTACAAATATTTTTCAATCTAATAATATTCTAAGATAATTCTATTAGTATTCAAATAATTATGATGTATAATAGTTGTATAAAATAAAAGAATGGAGATGGTCGAAATGACAAAAACAATTTGCTATATTGTAACAGGAGGTACTCGTAACTATTTTAACAACAAAATTATGGGTAACGATGGTTATTATCAAATATGGAGGGTAAGAGGTAAATTTAACTCTTATGGAAATCTTGTCGAAATCTGGGACGAGGGATATATGTGCAATGTCTCAGATGATGATAAGTTTCTTAAAAAATCGGAACATTACAATGCTCCGATTCTAAGAGATGGCAAAGATTGGGAGGAAATACAGGAATTGGTAGAACCTAGATTCTACTACTAAAAAAAAACTGAAGCACTTTAAGAGTGCTTCTTTTTTATTTCATAAAAATTTTTGAAGGTATAGGATCCTGAAGTAAAAAAATAAATTTTCAATTCTAATAAATTTCTAAGTAAAATCATTATAATATCTAATGAATATACACTATAATGTTAGTATAAAATAATAAAAGAAAGGGGCAATCTCTTCAGATTGCCAAAGGTGGAGGACTATGGAAAAAATAACTTTCAGTTTTGAAAACAAAGAAACAGAAAACAAAATAGAGATTAGTCACGGACTGCAGGATGACTATATCTCAGTTAAAATTCAAAATATTATCGTTGAATTTTACACAAATGCAACGATAGAATCATTATTTAAGTTACTAAATAATAACAAATACGGTCTCCTGGAAGGAGGAGCATATAATGAGGCAGAGATGCTAAGTTATTTTTTAGTAGAATTATCAAAAAATTATACTATTTGGGACATCATTACTATAAATAATAGTAATGATATCAAAGAATATGAATTTTTTGATAAGTATATATCATTGTTTGATAATCATGCTATGATATATAACAAAAATATAGCACTAAAAAAACATGGTAATGTTCTTTCTTACTATGTTACATCTAAATTTGAAATATTTTACAACATGCAAGATGGCACTACAGATTTTACAATTTTTGAAAACTACAAAAATTTAGATGTGTTGGAGTATCTAAAAATAATAGAGTTACTGTCCAAATTAGCTAAAAAAATAAAATAATATTTTTCAAGGACTGTAAAAGTCCTTTTTTTTTTATTTAAAAATAATATTTTTCAGGATCCGAAAAAATTTATTGCAACCTATCAATTTTAAAAAATAATTATAATAAATATATTTTAAAAATAGCATAAAAAAGACAATTTTTAATTTTAGAAATATTTTAGAATGTTAAAAGTCAAGTTGTCAATGTGCTATTTTTTTGTTGTTGATTTTAAAAGGAAAAATGAAGAGATAAAAATAATGAAGCTTCGTGAAAAGAAAATATTTAAAAAATAAAGATAAAAATAGCATGTAGAAAATGACATATTTTAGATTGATTGATTAAAAGATGCTACAAAATAAGAGCAAAAGTTGGAAGCAATAAAGGAGGTTGAAGAGGAGGGATGAAAAATTTCCCACTTTTTACCTAATTTTACCCCTTATTTTTCGCCTACCCTTGCCTAAAATCTTAGAATATCCTTATATTTTCGTTATATTTACCTTAGAATTTCATTATATTTACCTTATAATATCTGAAATACCTCCAAATTTTGATTCTAAGCAACTTTATTTTATTAGCCTAGTTTTTATACCTTTAACAAAATTCAAGTGCCTTAAAAACGATTTAAATGCTTAGTTTTTTCTTAGAATTATAGAATTTTAACAGGATCCTATGATTTTTACAAAAAAAAGACTTGCTATTTCTAACAAGTCTAATTTTTATTTTTTTTATTTTGAATCATATTCTTGAATATATTTAAAATACAAATCATAAAGTAAATATATTTCAAATACTTTAATATTCTCAAAATATAACTTACTTAAATCCTCCCCTATCTCTCTCTTATAATCTGTAATAAAATCACAGATTGGGAAATATATTTCTTTTAATTTATTAACAGTTTTAGATGTATCACAACTATAACTGCCAACTTTATTCGCATACTCAAGTTGCTCTAGTATGCTTGTGCCATCAAGATTTGCAATATCCTGCAAATCTTGAAAAACATCATGAACATAACAATACAATTCATAACTTCTTGCATCCAACATGATGCAATCTCTGAGTTCCTCAAAATCAATTTTTACCTCTTTTTTCATTTTAATACCTCCATTATAGTTTTAGATTATACAATAACATTATACAGTACGATCATTTGATTTTTATTTGTAAAATCTTAGAAAATACTTATAACAAAAACTTTTTTATTCATTAGATTTTCATTATATTTTCCTTAGTCCATTAGCACTCACTCCCTGATATTGCTAACAATTAATAAGATTTTAATAAACCACTATCTTATATTTTCCTTAGAATTTCATTAGATTTTCATTATAATAAAATTACTCCATTGTCTTAGATACTCCATTGATTTCCATTAGTCCATTGATATAGACAATAAAAAAAAGAACTCTGATTAAAAGAGTTCCTTAATTTGTCCATTCTTTGTGTAATAAGTTATATTTCCCACTATGTACTTTCCATTGGTTCTACCAACGTTGACTATAAACTCTGGATAATAAATTTTGTTACCTTTTATTTCATTATAGCATAGAGTATATTTACTCTCTAATGCTCTAGCTATGTCCTTTATACTGTCATATTCAACTATATCTGTATTGTTATAACTGAATATTTTATTATATACTCTTTTTAACTGTATCTTAGTCATTTATACCATCTCCTTTTTTATTCTCTCTAATCTATCTATATTATTCTTTAATCTTTTTTCTAATGTTTCTCTAATTTCTTTATACTCTTGACTATATTCAACATCTTTTAATTCTGATACAGTCAGATTATTATATGCTAATCTAAGAGCTATTAATCTATTATTTATGAATATTATTCCTTCTCTTTTAATTTCCTTGTCATTCATTCTTTCCATAATTTCTAATTTCATATCTATCATCTCCCTTATCTTATCTTGATAATAGTATACTACAAAATAATCCATAAGTCAATTAGATTTCCCTTAGAATAGAATAAAATTTCAATAAAAAAACAACCACTATTTCTAGTGATTGAATTTCAGATTACTGTACTTCAGACTGTACCTCCTCATAACCTTATTCAAGTCTTTCTTTTCAAACCTCTGAATAAAGTTAAACTTGTCATCATATAATACATAATATGTATCTAAATCTTTCATATTTCCATTGTATTTCTTTTCATGTACATTATAATACTTATCCATTTATATCATCCCCATCTTTCAAATTTAGCCTAATATCTCCCCTACTACTAATATATTCTCTTATATCTCTTCCTTCCTCTGTACTTAAAAGTATCTCCCAGTCTTTTTTTAACATTGTGATTGTATTATCGCCATCTAAATATATTTTTACCCTTCTCCCATTTATGTCTTTTTCAAATGTATATAGTAAATCTTTTACTATACCTAACTTATTTAATATGTATAATACCCACATCTTTATCTCTTTAAATATACCCATACTAATATCCCTCACTTTCTAATATTCTCTTAACTTTATTGATATCATAATTACTTAGCAGATTAACTATATCTGTTATCTGTTGCTCTTCCTCTCTGTTGTATTTCTTGAATATCTCTATCTGTTTTTCTTCTGAATAATCAGATATATTATTCTTGTATTCTCTTATTAAATCTTTATTTCTGCTTCCTTTATTTACCATTCTGCTATAAAAATCTTCCAAGTATTCTAAATCAGGATCAAAGAAATATATTTCCTTGCTTCCAAACCATTCTTCTATCTCATCTTGGAAATCATATATTTCCCCATCTAATGTATCTAACAGTTCTGATACATTATTAACTCTGGCCAGTCCTTCCTTAAGTAATTCTGTAATATCTACTCTTTTGTTTGTTAAATCTTCTATTGTAGCTTTTCTTAATTTACTCATTACTAATCATCTCCTTTATTCTGTTATTTTACCTTAATTATACTACATATATTTCTTATTGTCAATAGAAATTAGTGCATAGTCTAGGTAATGCCTTAGTTTGTATTCTTTTGGTGCATAGGTTTGGTAATAGCTTGTTAAGGAATTAAAAAAGAAAGATAGGGAATATCTTTCTTTTAGGTCTCTTATGAAAATGATTTTTAATTTAAGGAATCATAGCCGACAAGTAATTCCTATAACCAAAGACAACCACTATTTCAGGATCCTTTTACATCTTTGATTTTCGGTCTTTCGGTAAACAAGGTATCACTACTCCGACATCGTACCTTCCCATCATCCAACATATGACAAACCACTTAATTTACCCTCGGTGGACAATTACTGTCATAAGACACTCCCTTCACTATATAGACTTATTAGGTATCTCAAATAACCTTCACTACATACCTTCACTTTCGTGCAGAGTGTTTTTTCCGATAACCACTAACCATATGCCTTTTATTGACACTTAGGCTTCTCTGTATGAAAGCTAACATGATTAACTCTGCTCCATCCTATCGGCGATTTTGCAGTTGAGTGTACCATTCTCAAATACTTCTGTACTCATGGATATGTTTCGGAGCATATCTAGTTTCCATCTGTATTTTTGAGATTGGGAATGATTACCACTCTCCTCATTTATATTGTTATTATAACATATTGTTTTTGTGATGTCAATAGTTTTTTTTTGTTAATATTTAATAAATTGTTGATGTTTAAATATGCTTGTTTTTGTTACAGTACCATCATCATTCTTCTTGTCTATACTTACTCTTTGTGTCATAGCTAATAAAGGTATTACATTAGGATTATCATTTATAACATTATGTACAACTCCCATATGACCTTGTATAACCATTAAATCAGGATTTATAGTTTTTATTGTATCATTTAATATTGCTATAACATCATTGTAATTATCTACAGACACTTGACTAAATAACTTAGCTACATCATCAGGTAAATTTACTATATCAGTTACTCCCCAATTATCTTTTAAATCTTTTATTTGGTCTGCTCCTAAATCGTGATTTAATACTTTTAATAATTTCATAATTCATCATCTCCTATTTGTTTTATTCTGATATGATTATACTATATAAAACATCAATTGTCAATACATAAAATAATTAATTTTAAATTAAAAAGAGGTATATCTCAACCTCTTATATTACATCAAATGATATTAGCTTTTTATCTTTAAAATATTTAATTACATAAGTTCTATTAGGATAATTTACATCATATACTAATACTCTTATCTCTGCTTTTATTTGTTGTTTTTGATTATATAAAACTATATGTAAATTATGAAAATACCCTTTTTCTAATAAATTAGTATTTACCTTATGTAACTTACATTTTGTCTTTTGTGGTATAAAATCTCTATTTCTTAATATCTTTATTATATTCTGTAATTTATCCATAATATCCTCCGTTTAATTTAATCTTTTATATCAACTATTAATTTTACCTAATATATAATTAATACTATTTAAAAATAATTCCAACTCTTTATCATTTTTTAACAGTATATCAAAATCTTTAGGTATTACTACTTCATTAGCATTATTAATAGTTTCAGTATTAGATGTATAAGGCGAATAATACATAAATATACTATTTATTTTAGTACCATCATACAATACCCTTCCTAAATCTTCTTTACACGGTGTAACATAAAATTCATTTTCTAGATCATATGTTTTTTTATTACAATTATTATCATTGAAATAAAAACTATTTGCTAAATTCAATTTACTTTCAGTAATCCTAACTAAATAATTATTACTTTTACTAAGTTTATATATTACACATTTAAACATTTCATCATCTATCACTTTATATTCTTCTAACATATTCATAATTTTCCTCCTATTTATTATCTTTTAATACTTCTATTAATTTATCACGAAATTCTTCTGCTAATTCTTCTGTTTTAAAATAATTATTATTAATATATCTTGTATCATCATCAATTGTCCTATAATCTAAATCTTTATCTATTTGTAACATACTATTAATATAATAATATCTTTCTCTCCTAATTGCTCTCCATTTCTTTATTATCCCATATTTTTCATTGATAGCCTTCACTTTTTTCTCTATAATTTCTTTTCTTTCTGTTGTACAAATATTAATTCTACCATCACTATCTTCATTAGTACCTCTTATATACAAAATGTTTACTCCTGTAGAAAAATCTGGGTAATATGTAGAATTAACTCCTAAATCGTAATCTCCAAACCTACCTCTTTCTAATATATCTTCGTTTTGCTTAGTAATTCTCCAAGCAAAATTATCATCCCATATTTCTTTAAATTCAACTTCCAAAACATTTTCGATTTCCATTTTATTACCTCCTATTAAATTATATATTTATCAAACTGTATAATCTACCTATATCTGAAGATTGATGTCCATCATATTCTGGTGCAAATTCTAACTCCTTTACTTCAAACAATTCCCAATATTTTAAATCATAATGGTAAGCATAATCTCCTTGTGGTGTAGTTATGCCTATAATAAAATAATTCTCAAACATAGTACCATCATTGTGTAATTTAGATTTCCAACTATTTTCTTTATAAGTATTACATATTACTGAAAATAGTATTAATCTGTTAAAGTATAACTCACTCATAGAATGATAATTGTCTTTTATATCACTACCTTCTCCTTCAAACTTTTCTTTTAAATACAATTCTTTTATATTTAATTTCATTTGAATTACCTCCTAATTTTCTAATAATTTATGATTAAATTTAAATATATTTTTATTGTTATAATCTAAAATAAGTAATCTACTTACTAAATCTATCTTTTCAAATTTATCTGATATTTCTACCTTATTGTACTTATCATACGAATTAAATTTACATATTTTTTTAGAATAAATATTTCCTTCTTTTACTATTAACTCAAAAACTGTATATTTAGTATATCCCATCATACCATAGCTTCCGACATAAACTAATTCATTTATAGTTATAGTATACAATCCATTTCCAATCTCTTTCATTTTTTCTCTTATAGTCATTTTATATACCTCCATATATTTTCTTAATATAAGAGTATCATATTTTTATTATATTGTTAATATACTTTTTTATTAAATTTAGTTAAAATTATTACTTATTACATTCTTCAATTAATTTGTAAATATTTTTAACTATATTATTTATATTATCTATCTCTGAATAACCTATATCATATACATATATTTCTATTTCATTATCATAAATATGTATATCTAAAGTACAGAAATCTTCTACACTTACTAAAAATGAAACACTATCATCATAATCAATAAAATTTAATACATCTATGTCTTCATCACATTCTATATTAAATATTTCTTTTATTTTTTCTAAAACTTTATCATACTCTTTTTTAAATTTATTTTCCTCATCATACATCATATTATACACCTCTACTTTATAAATTTCAATAAATTAAATACCAATAATTATATTTACCTTTTCTATGGATATAATTACTTTTAAAACCTGTATCTTCTAAATTTATTTTTTCTCTTCTATAACATCTTTTCATATAATTTTTATAGAACCTTAATTCTTTTATTGTTTTTCTATGTTCTGTTTTAAGTTTTAGATAACCTTTATCGCAAATATAATATTTACAGAAACTAGAATAAGGATTATCTTTTATATGTTTTAATTTTCTTTTCAAATTTTTTCTATATTTTATACTTTTACTCCACATAATAATTACCTCTATATTACTACTTTTTCAGGTAGTTTATTAAATAAATCTTTTATAAACTCTAAATCATATAATAAATCTTCTCTGATGTGGTTATTACATTCTTCATAACTGTAATTACCTTCATCATATAAATCTTCTGTTCTACTATGTAGTTCTTCTCCTATAAATTCAGTAATCTCTTTACTATCTATTATTAGATTATACTCATTCTCTAAACACTCTATACATTCTTTTAGATAATCATATTTAACTTTATCTCCTATATAAACACCATTTATTTCCCCTTTAAAACCACTTAATATTTCTGCTTTCATTTATATCATCTCCTTTATTGTTTTATACCTTATAATACTAAATAAATGTTATATTGTCAAGTATTATTTTAAATAAAAATCATATTTTTTCAAAATTTTATCCAATTTATCTATTAAATAATTCAAATAATCAAAATTAGTGTGAAATTTACATCTTATATGAAAGTCTTTTTTACTTTTGCATTGTTTAAATATCATTATATCTAATTCCTCACTGTCTAATACTATAATTTCTTCATTAAAATGCTTTTTAATTTTAACATTAAATTTAATAAAACTAAATTTTTCTTTTAATTCATTTATTAATTCTTCTCTTATCATATTTCATATCTCCTTTATCTATAAATACTCTAATATTTGTATATCTCCATTATAATCTGTTTCTACAATATGTGTATACCAACTGTTATGCTGATTATACACATAAGATATAGCAATTAGTTTATTATTAATATCATATATCCCTATTAAAATAATACACTTTTCACTATCTGTTTCTTCATTTTCTAAATCTTTTAATTTATAAGGTAGATAATTCATATCATAATCATAATTTGCAATATCTATAAATTTTGTATCATACACATCTGAAAATTTATTATTATTTGTTACAACCTTAGTTATATCTTTTGAATATCCAAATTTATAAATATTATTCATATAATAAGTTTTACTTTTAAATATTCTATCATTTATATTTTTTAATATTTCAAAGTTTATATCATTGTAATCTAATAATTTTATTTTAGATATGAAAATATTATCTTCATTGAATTTTTTTAATTTAAACCAACCATAACCATCTATATTAGTTATCCATTCATTTTTTAATTCATATAATGTATGGTTTTCCATTACATCTTCATCTTTATTAAAACCAAAAGTAAAATTTATAAAACTCTCTTCATCTCCTGATAATGATTTCAAAGAAGTAATATTAATAGCTACATTTAAATTATCTTTTCTACTAATTGAAAAATGTTTTGTATCTATTTTACAGTTAGTATTTACTTTTATTTCTTCCATAATAAATTACCTCCAATATAATAATATTTTTAAATTACAAAAATATATTAACATATTATAATTTATTTGTCAATAGAAAATTATAATAATCTTCCATTTTTAAAAATTCATAATATTCAATTTCTTTTACAATTAAAAAAGGTAATACCTCAATACCATCTAAAAGTAATATAGTTAAAAAGTTTAGAAATCTTTTACTTGTATCACTTTCAAAATATACATTAACATTCTTATCTATCACATTATCAATTATTATTCTACAATAATTTATAGTATTATCTTCTTTTATTCCTATCTCTATATCTATAAATTCCTCAATCATTTCATAACCTTTAAATTTATTAATACCTTTAATGTATCTATTATTTCCCATATTAATAAATTTAGACAACTCATTTTTAGATAATATATAATCACGATTTATTTCAATTATGAAATATTTATCCTCTAAATATAAACATATATTTTCTATATTATTTATTATACTCATATATTACCTCCTATTTCTGTATTAATAACCAATCTTCTTTCATTGGTTTTCTTAATTCTTTTGGTATTCTATCATAGTAATAACTATTTTCTGCCAAAGCCATATCAATTAAATAAAATTCATTTTTAACTTGCATAATATCAATAGACCACTGACCTTTCATTTCAATATTATTATCTAATAATTTTTGTACCATTTTTTCAACTTTATATATATTTTCATTGTATATCTTTTCAAGTCTTTCTGAAGCCATATTAAAAGTAATCATATCATGTACATCATGATTATTTCTATTTTCTTTAAATCTTCTAATCATTACTTCTTTATCCCAATACTGATTAGAAGATAGTATAGTTTTTCTATCAAAATCTACAAATATTCTGTATTCAGTATTAAGAGGTAATCCCATATAAATTGTTTCCTTTACATTACTTTCAATATATTCCCTGACTACCCATTCATTAGTTGTACCACATCCATATACACTTATGTTATTTAGTAAACTAACCATCTGACAAGATTGTTGATGTATATAAAATAAATATTGACCTAACTCTTTAACTTCTTGTGGAGTTGTAACTTTAGCATTTCTAAAGTCAAACTTAGAAGAGTATACACCATTCTTTATAAAGTAACTTCTATCTAAATCTAATTCAAATACTTTTTGACAATATCTATTAATTATTTCAAATGTTGTAGGAGTTATTTGATTATATTCAAATACCCTACCTAACTGTAATAAAGCTAAAGGTACTTTAATAATTTTTGTATTAGGTATTTTAAAATCAGATATACCTATAATTTTAGGTAGCCAATAACCTATTGAATTTTTATTACAACTTAATATCTGATATAGAATAGGAGATACATCTAATGTTTCCAAAGCTCCTCTAAACATATCATAATCAATTTTTGCTAAACTTAATAGTAATTCAATACTATCATGTTGAGGAATGTCATATTTTGTTAGGTTTTTAGTAAACTGTACCTGTTTATTTTTATCTAACTCTTCTAAAGTAGATAAATCTTTTATAGGTTCAAACTTACATTTTAATGTTTTAACAATTAAATTGTTATTTTTAACTTCAATTAATTCTGTTCCATCTACCAACTCATTGACTACTCTATCAACAAGTTCATAATCTATACCATAATTATTTACAGTTATATTCTCACTTGCTTGTCGAGAATTAATTTCAAAATAATTATCAGATATTTCTGTTAGTATATTATTTTTATAAAAATCTTCAAATTTATTAAATTGTTGTTCATTATTTTTAAATAATTCTAATATATTTTCTAAAGCATTATCTTTATTTTTTGAAATTCTCTTATCTAATGATAAATAATCTAAAAATTTATTCATATATTATAATCCTCCTACTTAAAATAATTTATATTATCTATTATATAAAATAATATTTCAGATACAAACATCTTACTTTCTCTAATATTTAAATTAAACTTATTTACTATATCTTTATTTTTAAAGTTTATTGATAGACTATAATCATTATATACAAGATTAGTAAATGTCTTACCTTTTTTATTAGTTCTTGTAACAACTTCAAAATTTTTCTCTTTATTCATTAAATTTTTTAATACTTCTAAATTTTTTCTACCTTCTTTACATTCTTTAAATTTAGTGTTAAAGAAATCTTTTAATTTATCTAAATGCTTATTTTTTAATTCATCCTCTATTTTGTACTCAAAACAAAATCTATCAATAAATTCTTCTAATGTATTTACTTCAAAGAAATAAGTAATGTAGCCATAAATAAAATAACTATATCTGTAATCTTTTCTGAAAAAATATTTATTTCCTTCTTTATATACTACAAAATTATTCAAACTATTCACAAAAGAAATTCCTATATTATCCTCAACCAATCTTAATTCAGATGTTTCAAATAATTCAAAATCTCTGTTAGGTAGTAATAATACATCTAATTCATTTTTTCTACTACTTATTCTTTTAATTTTATCTTCATATTTTTGTAATAATTCACTTCTAACTTTAACATCATAATCATTTAATGCTTTCTCCTTATGATTTAAGGATAGTTTATATTTATCAAATAACTCGTTTAATTTTTCTAAATATAACTCTTCCTTTTCTAATTCTGTACAATTAAATTTGTACCCTCTTTCTCTAAAATCACTCCATAAACCTATACCAAATTTATTTATGTAGTAATCATATAAATTACTTATTACTTCATAATTAAACTCTTTTATTAAAGTTGTATAGTCAAATCCTTTAACTGAAAAGTCTATTTCTCCATAATTAAGATACATTACTGTAATTGTAGGGGTAATATCTATACCTCTTTCATCAAGAATACTTAACAATTCTTGATTAGTAACAAATTTATCTCCATATTTCTTTTCTCTTTTAGCACTTTCCCATATTCCATTTTCTATTTGTTCTCCTGTATCAAACATTATTATCACTCCTTCTTTATTATTTATTTACAAGGTAATTATACTATATACCTTATAATATGTCAAATTAATTTATAATTAAAAAAATAGGGTATTTCTACCCTACTTTTAATAACTTCTGTTTTCTTTCTATAAATAACTTTTCTAATTCTTTTATAAACTCTTCTGCTTCTTCCTTTGTTTTAAATACATTTCCAGATACTTCTGAAGCGACATCATCTATGTTATCATAATAACAATCTTCTCTTATAAAGAAATTTTTATAAAAATTATCATAACAAATATAATAATAGTTATTTTTTATTTTAATATTTAAAATATCAAATAAATTTTTTTCTTTTATATTATAAACTTTTTCCTCTAAATCTTCAAAAATATATACATATTTTTTAGGGATTATAGAATATGTTATTTCTGTTCCAATAAATATTTCTACTTTTAATAACTTTCCTTCATTCCCAAAAGATAAATTTATAGCACCTTCAGAACAATGTTTATATATTGTTAATTCAAATTTTATACCTTTATATTTCCAAACTTTATTAAAATTTTTGATAAAGTATTCTCTATTTACATAACTTACTTCTAATAAAACTTTATCATTTTTTAAATCATAATAATTAAACTTTATGTTTTTCATATAATCCTCCTACAAATAGTCTTTTATTTTTTCTTTATAGAAATTAAACAATAAATTTATAGTGTTTACATCATATTCATGTATATAACTGTCTTCATTTACAACTCTTATTATATATGATAATTTATTATTAATATTTATATAAATAATTAAAATATATTTTTCAAAAGCTATTTCTATTGAGTTAGATATATCATCAAATCTGACAATATGATTATTTATTTTATTATCTGAAAGAAAACTATTAAATTCTTTTAAAGTATTATTATATAGTATCTTAATTTTATTCTTTCTATCAGTATTCAGTAACTTTAAATTATTATTAGCTATTTCAACAATCCACTTAACTCTTTTAAATACTTTATACCAATTATTCTTAGTGAATGTACTCATTTTATCTAATTGTAATAGATAATCAACAAATTGAAATTCTATAGTATTATTTTTTGTTTTATATAATCTAATTATAAATAACTCTGTAGATATTTCAAAATAATTACAATTAACATTAATATTATTCATATCTTTATAATAATAAAAACTAATATTTATAAAATTATCTTTTGATTTTAACTCCTCCTCAAAAAATTCTATTATTTTATTTTTTATAGTTTCATGTTCTTTTTCTGTAAAAGATATAAAATCTTCCATTTTATGTTCTTTATATTGTTTAAATTTTACATCTATATGTTTACTCATATTACTCACTCCTAACTTTCTATAGAATACTTAAAAAATTTATAACAGTAAAAAAATCTTTCTCCATAACCTATATTATGATTTAACATAAATTCATTTAAAGCTAGTGGATGAAAAGGTATTTCTGTATGATATTCTAAATTATCTTTTTCTACTTTATTTACAAGATATACAAAACTATTATTATCTTTCTTATCCTTGTAAATGTAAAATTTTTTCTTTTCTTTTTGATTTTTCATTTTAATCACTCCTTATTTTTTTATATAATTATATTTACAAATTTAAAAATTAAATTTTGATTTAACTATTAACATTTCATTTAGATTATCAAAATTATTAATAATCCATTCTTTTATATTGTCTGTTTTAACTTTAATAGAGTTGTATATAAATTTCTCTAATTCTATTAATTGTTTGTTAGATAGACAATTGATATTAAAATTATAATTACCTACATACTTTCTACATGTAACAGGATCTTCTGTAAAAAATATTATAATTTCTTTATTCTTACCAAATGTAATGTCTGCTCCATTACTGTCGATAGAATACTTCATTTATACTCACATCCTTTTATATTAGTATATTATTATTATAATACATAATAATCATTTTGTCAAATTAAATGTTTATTAAAAAAGAGTAGGGTAATACCTACTCATCATCTTTATGCAATTTTTCATATTTATTATTGTAATAATATAAACCAAATATACTAATAACCAATGTAAATGTCAATACTGAAAAATTTTCTATAAATTGTAAATAACCTATTTTATTCAGTATTTCTATTTTTCTAGGACTCAAATAAGGCTCTAAAAGTTCCATATTTCTTTTATATTGCCAACCTCTTAAATAAATATTGAATATACCTTGAAAAAGAAATAAGAAAATATATTTTGATATTATTTTAAAGGTTTCTGTCAATCTCCTATCATTCTGTAATTTTGTCTTGTCCGTATCTTTTACAAAATAATTTCTTAAAGTCTTTCTACCTATATCTTTATATTTATTATTCTTTTTCATTTTTATTATCCTCCCACATATTAACTACATCATCAATGCTTTTTATATCTTTAGTTGGATAATTGTCATTCAATATTTTATTAGTTATTCTGTCAAATAAGCTAGGTAATCTCTGTTCTAATATTTCTATAAAAAGCTCTACAAAATATGCAATTACAAATATCAAAAGCATTATAATTATATTAAGTTTAGGCTTATCTTTAGTTAAATATAAAACTCCTCCCACATAGAATCCTACACTCATTAAACCATATAAAATTCTATTCCAAAATGGCTTAATTCTAAGATTATTATTAATCCTATACAAAATATTACCGAAAGTACCTAAACTTACTGCATACATTACCCATAATACATCCCTTACAAACATTTCATTAAATATATACAAAAACTTCATATTCTTTAATACTCCTTCTTAATGTGTATGTACACTTAAATAAACCTGAAAAGTAGAGAGTACAGACTATCTATGTACCCTCTACTTAACATTAGCTATTTAATTTTCTCTTTGTTAAATATCTTTCTATCTGAGTGGCTATCTTTTCACTATCTATGAGATAATCAACTACAGGTCTTATAACTACAGGTACTAAATTTAATACAGTTATTTCTACAAAAGATATAGCCTTAATTAATTTTTCCTTATTAGTTTTTTCTTTAAGGTTATCTGCAAATTCAACACCTAAAGGTACTATAGATTTAATTTTCTCATTTACTATAACCTTCCCACTAACATAAGTTATAAAAATAATAAACAAAACACTAAGAATAGTTGTAATAATTTCTACGTTCATAATTTCTCCTTTCTTATTATCAAATTAATTTTGAAAATACTTATTTACCCCTTTAACAATAGCTTCAGAATATTCATCTTTTTTCTCTTTACCTACTTTAAAATCATTATCATTATCTATGAAAAAAGGTTCTATCAATATTGTTACAGGATCCGTTTTCCCTAAAAGATAAGCTCCTCTATCTCCATACTTTATAGGTTTTAAACCTCTATTCTGTAAACCTAATACATCTGTAATACTGTCTAACAATGCCTGTGCTAATACTTGTCCTTTCTTACTTGTATTCCAATAAAGGACTTCTGTTCCACTTGCATAACCATTGTAAGCATTACAATGTAAAGACACTAATATATCATAACCTATTTTATTAAGATAGTTTACATTCTCTACTTTAGCATAACCTCTGTTATAAATATCTACAATATATCCTTGTTCTTTCAATAATTTTTCAACTCTTACTGCTAAATCTCTATTATAATCTAATTCTGTTTCTTTTGTATGTGGATTAATAGCTCCACAGTCATTTCCTCCATGACCTATAATTAAACATATTCTTTTACTCATATCATAATCCTTTCATTTTAAAAGCAATTACTTAATATAATAAATAAAACCTGCCCTAGCTAATAACTCTTTATCTCCTTTAAAATTATCCCTATAGGAAATATCTGCATATACATTACTTCTTGAATAATCTCTTTTATAATCTATTAAATTAAAATTAAGTTTATTGTCTTTTTTATCTTCTTTATTAACATTTTCTTCCAATAATTTTTCGTTTACTACTTCTTCAATCTTATCTGTTACCTTATCTACTATTTTTTCAGTAGTTTTCTCGGTAATACCTCCAGTAGTTTTTTCAACTACTTTTGCTATACTACTGGAGGTTTTGCTAAACCCTGATATTTTTCCTTATTTAATTCTCTTTCTATCTCTTTTGCTATTTTTTTACTGTCAATAAGCTTATCTGCATAATTTCTGAAAGGTTTAGGTATTGCTTCCAATACTCTATTCTCAACAGTAACTACTGCCTGATAAAGTCTTTCTTCATTAGGTTTTTCCCCTTTAAGAATATCTCCTAAAGCAATTCCTTCTGGAATAAATTTAAGCACCAATTTACTTATTTTATTCTCCAAACTAAATCTATACAAAAGAGTAATACCTTTAGCAATGATAATTCCAATAAAACCTGCACTCACTACACCTACTAATGATGAAGCATTTTCACTAAAAAAATTTAAAATATCCACATTATACCTCCATATTTTCTATATAATTTTCTTTTCTATCTACCCTATTTAACCAACCTTTAAGAAATACTTTTTGAGTTGGTCTATTTCTAACTATATTCTGATAAAACTGTCTTTGTTTATCGTGATAAACACTTAAAAATTTATCAACATCAACCTCATTCAATGCTTGTATGGTTTTATTTCCAAATTTACCATCAACTTCTAAATCAAATCCTAACTCATTCAAAGTTAATTGTGCCTTTGTCAAACCATACCTACCACTATTAACAGTCCAATCAAATATAGATAAAGCTATCTTACTACTATTTATTTCATCTAACCTATTCCTTTTAAAATATTTCTGAAAATAAATATTTTTTGCGATATTTAAAGTTAAATCTCTCATATTTCCCAGATAACCATATTTACGAGCTTCAACTTCTATTATACCATATTTAGTTTTACCTCCAGTATCATACTTATCATCTGTATAACCACCTTCAACATATAAAATATATTTAAAGATAGTATCAAACCTTTTATTATCTTCCATTATTATACCTCTAATTTTTTAAATATTTTTTTATACCTTCAACAATATTATTTAGACATTAGTAAACTAACAACTGCATTTTCTCCATAAAAGTATTTAAAATTATAACCTTTATTATATAAATTTATTTCTTTACTATTATATACATTAGATTTATATAATCTTACATAAAATACCTCATCTCTTAATGTATTAGTATCATTTAATAAATACATACTATATACATTATTAGCAAGATATCTAGCATTATCAACTATTACCCTTTCTTCCCCTACACCTAAATCTTTAAAATAAAAACTACCTATCAAACTATCCCAACTACCATAAAATTGATAAGTGTCGGAAGAGCTGATTAATCCTATATCTAACTGATATGACCCTGCTAAAGCACTATTACCCATGTTTTTTATAGTGATAGTAGTAGTTCCCTGTAAATTATCTGTATCTCCTGAAAAATCTATATTTATATCCTTAACAAATACTTTATATCCTAAATTATCTCTTATTTTTTCATAAGCATTTTTAAACTGTTCTTCTGATATATCCTCTTTTTTTATAGGTATATTTTGTCCCATAATACTTGTATGTGATTTTTTAATTAAATCAACAGTCTGGTCTAAATTATCTACTAACAGTTCCTTCATAGGTATACCACTTGTCAATTCCCCACCTACAACAGTATGTTCAAGTAATGTAGGCATAGCAGGTAAAAAACCATTTCCGTTAGGTATCATAGGATAATCACTTCCATTATTAATCCAATTTAACCATTCTTCTGTTTCATTCTTATCCCCTATAACATCATTATATACTCCAAAAATGTTGTCTGGAAATCGGTTTTTATAATCCTCTATAAATTCAAAATTTCTTCTAAATAAAAACGTTGTATTATTTAATCTATTTATAAATAAATCTAAATATTCTCTTAATATATCAGAATTTGGAAACTTATGTAAAGTAGGATGATTATGCCATTCTCCCCAATGACCTATAATACCAAATTGTATAATACTTATTTTATCTAATTTACCATAGATACTAGAATATCTTTCAAAAAATTTATCTATAAAAAATCTAAATCTCTCTATTAATTCACTGTTATCATAGTAAGGAGCAAATCCTTTTCCATACTCATTATCATAATATTGTCCATGTGCAGATGTAGTTAGGTAATCTGGTAAATCACTATGTTTTACATCAGTAGGTTCATCTAATATCAATCTAAATATTATATTAACATTTTCCATATTATTTATTAAATTCCATCTAGTCAACCTTTCCCAATTTTCCCAATCATATACATCTTTAACTTTTTCTACTTCATTCCATCTCATATCCATATAAACCATAGATATATCTTCCGAATATTCCCCCCAACGACTGTATGGTGCATACCCTATTTCAGTATTCTTTACATATTCTGTCTTAGGCTCAAATTCTTTACTAAGTTTAAATTTAGTTTTATCTATTGATACTTCTGGTTGACTGTCATATGAAAAATTATGTATTTTATCAATCAATATATCTATCTTGTCATTATATAATTCATTATTGAGTTTTTTCATATAAGGTATTATCTTATTGTCTAAATCTTCTATTATATTAGCCCTGTAAATAAGATATTTTTCTTTAGTTGTAGAAACAAAATTATCTAAATTATTATATAATGTCCATAACAACTCTTCATATTTAGGTGTTAGTATTTCATAACCATTATCCCATTCTAAAGGTTTATTTCCCTCATTCAACATATATGAAGATATATAAATAGTATCATTATTATTAGGTAATTGCACATTAGGACATATAACTTCATTTGATTTTTTTGTAAATGTTATATCATATCTTTCCCATTCAGAAGACAATGTAATCCCTTTATAAGTATTAGATACATTTTTAGCAGTTCCTCCCATATTGTCACCAATAAAAATACTGGCAGGTACATTATTTTTATCTGACTTAGCATAGAATGAAAAAGTAAATTCTTTATTATTTTCATAATTTCCTAAATCTACTATTTTAGTTATATAACTCCAAGCACCTGTATATTTATATACATCATTTCCCATAAACTTTTCAGTATCTTTAATCCAACCAGTTTTTATATCCCAACGATAGTTTCCTTGTTCCTCATCATTAAAATTTTTAGCCCCTTTCATTATATTTTTAGATTTAAATAAATCCCTACTCACAAATTTTTTCATAAAATCAATATTATAGTTATCTCTATGATATTCTGTTTTTGTTAGTTTTAATAATGCTAAAAGAAATATATTATAATCTATTTTAGGACTATCTACATCTAAAAATGAAAAATCTTTTAAATCACTATCCATTAAATTAAATGGATATTTCAGTTTTTTAGATAATTCCCATAACAAAATATTTCCTTTATATATTTTAGTTATATCATTATTATTTATTTTAATATTTTTTATATTCTTAAAATTTATATCCAAAAGCATATACCTCCATATTATATAAGTTAAGTAATAGAGGGTAATACCTCTATTACTTCTATTGACCTTTAATTAAATATATTTTACTATTATCCTTAGTAGGTAAAGCATTATAATCATCTTCTGATATTTCTATAAAGGTTTCCTGTATTAATTGAGATACAGTTTTATTATTAATTGTAGTATTTTCTGGTAATGTGGCTATATTATCTACTGTCAGATTAGTATATCTTTCTTTATTTAATTCAAGTTTAATACCATTATGGTATATACTACCATTAGTAACTATATTTAAAGGTACAGAAGTATTTCCTACTGATACCATTTCAATTGATTTTACTTGACCTTTAGATAATATAATATCATTATTAAATTTTATATTGTTCTGAATAGTTATACCTTTTACAAAAGTTGGTATTTCTGAAACTATATTTTCCTTATCAATTTTAAAGAATTTAGAAGTATCTATATTACCTTGAAAATCAACACCATTTATTTTTAGTTTATCTTTTGATAAAATATTGATAACTCTGTCATTTGTTCCTAAAGTTATTTCAGTATTGTCTGAATTTTTAGTAAATAAATTCTTATTTCCAAATACAAATGAATTATCTACTGATAAACTACCCTGTATAGCAATATTATTTTTAAAGGTATTAGCTACATTAACATCTGCATATTTAGATAAATCAGTTGTTTTAGCAAATAAACTGAAATCTATCTTATCATTATTAAAATATAATTCAGTTCCTTTTAATACTGTTTTATTACTACTTGTACCAAAAACTATATCATTGTTAGTATTCTTTGTAACTACATCTATATCACTTATTGTATATTTATTAAAGTTAGATACAGTACCATTTAATTTTTCTGTCAACGTATTTTCAATATTATTATGTAAAACTGTATTAGGTAATGTATAAGTCTGTCCTTGACTAAACTCTACACCATTAACTAATAGTTTACCTTTAGTTATCAAATTAATATCCTTATCAGTAATACCTATTGAGAATTTATCTGTTTCATTTTTCATAACTTCATCATTATTATACTTAAATACTTTAGTATTAAAACTGTCAGTATTTATTGATAATGATTTTATATTATTTGAATTTACTATATTTTCAGTTCCAATATCCTTAAAGTTGTTAGTCTTTGTAAAGGTATTAACTTCCTCAATCTTAGCAACTTTATTTAATTTATCAGTTAAATCTGTTTCCTTGACAACACCATTTACTTTACTGTCTACATCTCTTAATATATCAGTTTTTTCAGTAGTTATAACCTCTGTAACCTTATCAGATATTTTAGTATCTATATTTCCTACTAAATCAGTAACTTTCTCTGTAATTTTATCCTTAACTGTCTTATTAACTTCTGTAACCACTTTATTTTCAATATCACTAACTTTATTGGTAACTACTTCATTTATCTTAGTTTCTACTTCACTCTTTTTAGCATAACCAGTTAAGTCTATACTACCAGAAGAAGTTTTTAAATTATTTATTTCTCCATTTATTGTAGATATAGTAGTATCTATTCTGTTCACTATATCTGTCAAATCACTTGTTTTAACTAATATACTTAAAGTATCTTTAATTTCTTTTAATGCTAATTTTAATTCATCTTCATCAATATACTTATCTACATCAGTAGTTAAATTTTGTAAATTAGTGCTTAGTAAATTAAGTTTATCATTGATATTTTTTATCTGTATATCTGATAAACCTCCATTACCACCACCCTGTACAATACTCATAACTTCATTCAGTCCTGTAACAATATTAACAAGATTGATAGTTTGATTTCCTTTTACATTATAAGAATACTTGTCTGCCATTTATACCTCCTATTAATTTAATTATATAACAAAAAACTCATTAACATTTAAAGTTTCCAACTGTTCTATACTGTATCTGTTTATACCTGTAATGGCAGTCTGTTCATATACATCTGCTATTTCTATTATATCCTGTATTTTACCCATTAATACTTTTATTTCAGATAATTCTAATGTTATAAACTCTACATTTTCATTAGAATTTATAACCTTTATCTTTTCTAATTTATTTTGACCTAAGATATTCATTAATATTAGTTTAGTAAATAATCCATTCCTATCTACATTATTATTCAAGAATGAATATTTTTTACCACCTTTCTCAATCTCTATATGTTGATTTAAAAAGTTATCTTTAGCAACATTTAATTGTTGTAATAACCTACTTTTAATCTCTTTCTTCTTATTATTCATTAAAACATTATCTACTACCCAAGTATTAGTTTCAGTTTTCCAAATACTGTAATCATTAGGTCTAGGTACATTAACTACTGATTTATTTTCTTCATCTAAGTAACTACCCTCATTCAATGTAATCTTACCATTTTTAACTAATTCATACTCTGTCATTTCTCTTATTTCATTGTTATCAATGATAGGATTGATTAATTCATTCATTGAATAAATCATAGTGTTACTGTCATAAGGTGGATAAAATAAATTAGGGTTTTCCTTAAACTTATCTAAAAATCTTACCTCTGGCATTGCGATTACTTGTAAACTGTTTCTATCATAAATATATACTGTCATTTTTCCTCCTAAATATTATCTAGCAAATAAATATACATAATTATCATTTGAATTATTATTTCTTGTTAATTTATAATAATAAAAAGTATTATCCTCTTTATAATAAGTTATATAATTTTCTGATTGACAGATATCATAATTAATTTTTTGTATATCTACTTCCCTAGTTTGCCAAGTTATTCCCGGATTATCAAAAGCATATGACCATACTATTTTCATTTTACTATAATTTTTAGGTATTACAATGTTAAAATTACTTCTCTCGGCTAAATCAATAACTAAACCACTAAATATTAAATTCCAATTTAATTTTATTTCATTTACTGTATCACTAATAGGTTTATTACTTATTGGTCTAAATTTAGAATTATCTACATAAGTTAAATTATTATTTGATATACATTCATAGAAATAATTATTTACACTATCAAAATAAAATTTACCAGTAGTCTTATTACCACTATCTTGAATATTACCTCCATAAGTTAATCCTACTACTTTCTCAATCTGTTTTACCACATTATCGTTAGTAGAGTAATCAGTTAAATTTACATTAACTCCATTCAGTAATAACTCATTTGTAATAAGTTTATTACTTTCAATATCTGTACCTTTAATCTTTTGAGTAAATGTATTAGTTGTATTTAGTTTAGCAAAATTAGTAAAATCTGTTTCAATATTTTTACCATTTACTTTTAAATTAGTGGTTTCAATGGTATTGGCTTTAATCTCTGTACCTGTTAGTTTTTGTGTTAAAGTATTCGGTGTATCAGTTTTAACATATTTTGATAAGTCTGGTAAAACAGGTAACTCATCTACTCTAGCTAAATCTTTACCATTATATTTTAAGTGATTTCCTACACCTTTTATAGTGTATGTGCTTGTATCTGATCCTGTAGTTATTTCTGTTTTCTGTTCATTTATATTTATCAGACCTTCTAATTTAGTAATATCTGTTTGAATATTATTTAACTTTAGTTTAACAGTATCTAAATTTAATAAATTAGTGTTATTTATTATTTCTAATACAACATCTTTTAATATTCTGATATTACTATTTAAAGTTTTAAAAGTTTTCTCATTTAAAATATTACCCCACTTATCTCTTTCCATCTCTATAAGATTTTCATTTATAGTAGGAGTAATTAAATCTGTATCTATTTTACTTAATTTATTAACATCTATTAACACATAAAACCTCCTTTCTATATTTTTAATAATATTTTTGTATCTAATATAGAACAATTAATTCTAAAAGCACCTAAATTATTTAAATCTTCAAAGAAAGGTTTAGCATTTTCTATACGAATACTTTCATAGCATTTTACCTTTTCAATAGACTGATTATTTAAATAATTTTTCATACTTACTAAATTATAAAATCCTGTTTTTTTAAGTTTTAAATATATATTCATATCATCTTCGGTACTATTTATATTATTATCTAAATCAATACTAGCTATTTTAAACCATCCAGTATAATATTCACTTTCTTTTACACCATTAACATAATAATCCATATTATCTTCGGCACTTGAAAATAATCCCTCTAAATTTGTAGAAAGACCTCTTTTAAATCTTATTTCTATATCCATATTTTTATTTATTATTGTTTTAGAAGTTCTATCATTATTAAGTCTTACAATATTTAAATTTAATCTAAAATTTACACCAAATATTTTTTCAATAGGTATATTATCTTTATTATCTTTAAAAATACTTGACAAAGTTCCTTTATTATTAAGACTTGTATGATATGCAGGTATTATTATATTTTTATCATTGTTAGTATCAGAATATTTAAATACTATTGGTTTAGTAGTTCTATTATTTATATTATTTACAGTATCTACTTCCAAAGGTAAATTTCCATTAAATAAATCATCTATTCTATCTTCTCCATACTCAACTATATTATCCATATTTCTCTTATTTAATTCCATAATAGGTAAATCTGTACTAGAATAAGTATGAGCAATTACAGGTACTCCATAAGCACCACTAAAATCAGAAGTACCTCCACTACTAGAAGTACCTCCACTACTATTTTCTATATATTTAATCAACTTAAATTCTTTAAAATTTAATTTAATATAGAATTTTTTAGTACTATCATTATAATAGTTTTTTAATTTATTTGAAGTTTCTTTATCAAAAGTCAAAATTATTACAGTACCACCAGAGTTATTATTATTCCTAGCTAATGAAAATTCAGATATATTTTCTATACCTTTTCTGTTTACAGGACTATTAAAAATATCTCTTAAAGTAAACTCAGTTAAGTACACATAACCATATTTATTTTTAGTTATCATTTCATACTCTTCATAATAATTTTTATTCGATATTGTTTCAATAACACTATACCTACTCTCTGGTTCATTTTTATCAACAACTTCAATAGAAATATTAAATTTAAAAGAAATACCTACTAAATTTGGTATATATATTTTTTCTGTATGACTTTTAACATTAAAAATAGATTGAAATTTTTTAGATAGAGAATTACTTTGTATATACCAAACATTACTATCAGAATACTCTCTATTATTATTTAAAATAACTTTTATAGTATCAATAACTATATTGTCTGTATTAGTTGTGAAATTAGTAAAAGGATTAGTATCTTTATTTATTGTAAATTCTTGATGAAAATGTGAATAATAACTACTTACTTCAGTTGAAAATGATTCTTCTTCAAAGAAAGGTTTATTATCGCTATTAAATTTTAAAACTTTATCAGGTAATGTTTTAACTAAAATATATTCTTTATTATTACCTCCACTCCCACCACTAGATGAAACACCACCTTCAATCTCTTTCCCATTATAAAATAATTTATTTCCTTTACCTATAATATTAATATTTTTATTCACATCTCCTAAATTAATAGTATCTGTTTGAATTTCTGCTAATTTATTATTATCTAAATTTATTAACTTAGAATTAATTCCTTTTTCAAAAATATTAACTTCTTTAAAAGTATTTTCTTTTGTTTTATCTGCTAATTTATTTATAGTTTCTTCATTAAGCTTACTTCCTTTAATTTTAAAATCTTCAACATCTTTTTTAATTAAATTTACATTAGTTTCTATTTCTGTATCTTTATTATTTAACTTAATAAATTCACTAACTATATTAGTTAATAAATTATTTAAACTTGATTTTATATTTATAAAATTATCTTTCATAACTTTAAATGTTTTATTGTTTAAAATCTTACCCCAATTATCTCTTTCAAGTGAATGTAAACTTGAATTACTCTCATCATGAGGGGTTTCTATATCTATATTTATATTATCTATATCTTTCTTTATTTGAATTTCTTCCATTAAATATCTCCTTCGATTGCTATGAGATTAGCAATATTAGAATAAAATGTTACAGGTTGTGTATAAATAAACAAATTATGTATAACACCATTTTCATAACCTACTTTAAAATTCCTATTCCCTATAGGTCTTATCTCTATAGTGCCATTCCAACCACCAGTATATTGTGCTACTACAAAATTATTTAAAAAAATATCACTTTGTCTTACATAATGTCTTGCTATTAAATTATTACTAGCATAAATTTCAAAACCACTATTATTTGTTAATCCATTTCTTTTATTATTAAAAGCAACCATAAAAAAGAAAGCATAATAAGTTCCATTGTATATTATATGGTTAGAGTTAGAATTAAATTGATTTCCACTTTGATAAATTAAACCTGCATGAGGATTTCCTCCATTTACTTTAATTATACCTATCTGTGTATTATAAACATTATTATTTTTAGGATTAGCTACTGCTATAGATAAACCATAATACATCCTACTTTGTACATCGAATGGATTCACACCTACCATAAAATTATTTTGATTCAATAAAACTCTTTCATCTACCCATTCAATATTTCCTGTTTTTTCTCTTAAATTAATCCAACTATCATGGGAAACTACCTGCTCATACCTTTTTTTAATTACTGTAATTTTTTTCCAATATCCCATCAATAACCTACTCCATTACTATCATTTGCGAATATAGTCAATATTCCACTTTTTACTTCCCAACCTGAAGTAAAACCTTTTATAATATACATAGTGCTAGGTATATTAGCTCCTTCTAAAGCTATTGATAAATTACCTGAAAAATATGGAGTATAACATATTTCTTGTACTTCTCTTGATACTCTATTTATTTGTGTCCTTGTTATTTCCATATCTCCTATCCTAACTACAATATATCCATATGAATTATGATAATCATAATTACTATGGATAACCATATAGGAATGTCCTCTAAAACCTTCTATATGTCCTTTATAATGCCTTTCTCCATTATTTAATCTGCCACCACCTAAAATATTAGGGTCGCCACCTCTATTAACATGTAACACCCAGTTAATAAAATAATCAGTATCTGCGTCATGTATTCCGTTACTTAAACATTGTGCAGTATAAGATGTTCCACCATGATGTATTAAATTTGCTTTAAATCCTACTGTACTCATCCTATCAAAAAACATACTGCTTACTTGTGCTATAACTACTGGATTTTTCCATTCAACATTATCTGTATACCATTTTAAATCAAAACTTTCTCCACTATATACAGTAAATATTTTACCTTTTTGTATATCTCCTATCTTTACCCAAGCCATATTTATTTACCTTTCTACAACTAAAACCATTTCCATTGTTGCATTTTGACAATGGAAAGTATATATTTTACTGTTACCACTTATATTCTCATTTTGTATAAGTTTTTGTTCCCCATACCAAGTACCTAATATACTTGTTATGTATGTAATAACTCTTGCACTTTTTGGTACTATTATCTGATGTGTATGACCATTGTGCATTGTTATATTATATCTTGCACCCTGTACAAAATATTTTCTAACATTATACCAATAACCATTAGGGCGACCATTCATAAAACTCAATAGTACCACCACTAAGGATAGTTCTCTTACCTGCTCCCGTATTTTCAATAATTATTTGTTTCCCTGCTTCAATAATACCATTAAATTTAGTATCAGAATTAAATACAGTATTACCATCTATCTGTATCTTTTTACCTTGTATTCTGACACCTTCAGTACTTAAATTTATTTGTGCCACAACTTCGTTCTTTTTAACAAAATTACCTGTTAAAGCATTTATTTGTAAATTTATTTGAGTATTTGTTTGAGTAAATCTAGTTTCAATAGTATTTTTATATGTTTCAAAATCATTTTTAAAGGTATTAAATTCTTCATTTTTTACCATATCTCCACCAATAATACCACCACTAACCATCTCAATACGATTAGCTTTTATAATCAACCCTGAGTATGGGTCATAACTCAGATAACCTGCATGTGAGCCATCCCCTATATAAATACTCGATGTTTTAAAACCTTTATCTTTACTACTACCTTCAGATATAAGATATACGACAATATCTCTATTAGCAATAGCTTCTTCTATGCTACTATTAGCTAACTTTCTTTGAATAACCTGTAATCTATACTTAATAGTTCCATTATTATCATAGCTAAAAGGACTTACATACATATATTCATTACCTAGTTTTATAATAAAATATGTTTCATATAAAACATTTTTAAATAAACTTTCTGCATAATTACTTCCATGTTCCCCTCTAATTTCAACATCTATTAGAGGGTCTACACTAGTTTCCAAAGAATATAATCTTAATTTATCTGTAGGTACTAACTTACCAACTATTTTACCTAATCTTTCATCAAAAAATTCAATTCTACTATCATATTGCTTTATATTTGTATTTTCCTGTTGTATTCCACTATGATTATATGTAGGGTCTGTCAATGGATTAAATTTTTCTATTTGAGATATTTTTAAATCTAATAATTTATAATCTTTATTATATAAGTTTAATAAAGTATATTCTATTTTTCTTTGACTGTCAAAAGTTATTGTTTTACCAATTATTAAAAATAAACTATTTGTGTCTATACCTGTAACTGTTTCATCACTTACTGTAACTAAATCATATAATTCAAGTTCAAGTCTTTTTACTGTATTTACAGGTATAACATATTTTATACTTTCCTTATCTGTACCTTTATAAGCACTAAATACATAACTTATTAACTTTTTAGTATAGTTTTCATTAAATATTGTTTTTTCTATATTAAATTGTTTTCTACCATCATATAATTTAATACTTTCAGTGTCACTATGATAAAAATTATTATTACTTTGTACAATAGGATTTAATTTTATATAATAATTCTGTATATAAATTAAATCTTTGACACTTATTTTTGCATATTCAATATTAGTAAATAATGGATTATTAAAATGTAATAATGTTTCTCCATTCCAATTACTTGTAGCAACACATCTAATTTCAATACCACCACTTCTCATTTCATTAAATTTTAACTTTTCATGTGTGGTAGCTTCTGGTAAAGTCCTTACTGGAAATAATATATCGTTAGGCTCTAACTGTATAGCAGTTGTCTTACTTGTACTTTTTAAAGCTATATCCCCTATAATTTCCCCTCCACCTGTTTCAAATGAAATTCTAGGTAAATCCTTTAAATATAAATTAGGTACTAATGTATTAACAAACTTACTAACTATTTCTGTATCATTTCCATTAGGATTAGATATTTCCAATTTAAAACCACTATTGTCAAAAGTATCATAAATAGGTAAACCTTTATCATTTATACCTGTACTTTTTAATCTTGTTGTATTTACAAAAACATCCAAACCTCTTTGAGACTGCTCCCATTCTCTCTCATATAATAAATGAGTTCCACCTTCCCAAGTTCCTATTATATTTTCAACTCCTAAATAATTTCCTGTATATTCTAAATCTTTTAAATTTTTAGGACTTCCAAATTGTAAAGTTAAAGTTTTATTAAGATTTATATGTTCTGTTCCATCATCTTCTAATATAATTGGACTGATAGGTATTTCAAGATTATTTGTTGTAGCACTTTTATTTTTTGCACTCTGTCTACTTAAAGCAAATACTGTAGGTAAATTACCCTGTACATAATAAAAAGTATATTGTCTGTTTACTGAAAAACCTAAATTCCATAACCATTTACCTTTCCCAAATTCTAATAATCCTGTATCATTTAATATCTCTATTGGTACAAATGTAACTGTATCTCCTCTTATATCAATAGGATTACATATAAATTCTATTCCAGTTAATTTATCTTTCAACATACAGACACTAGGAGTACCATAAACATCTAAACTTACTTTTTGTGCCACATGAGTATTAGTTATAGAAAACTCTTTTACTAAATAATTCCCACTATCTGATTTTATTAAACCATTTATATTAATATCTATATTATATTTATAATTTATACCTCTATCAATATCATAATAAGGAAATTGTCTAGTATATTTTATATTACCATAGTTAAAAACTAACTGACTGTCATCCGTTAAGGATATATCAGTTAAATTTCTAACATCATCTAATATAATATCACTTCTTAATCTACTACCACCTAAAACCTCACTAAAAACATATAAATGTCCTCTAGGAGTAAAAACTATTCTTATACCATTACTTGACAATATTTCTATAATTTCCTGATAAGTAGAATAACTACTCATAGCAATACTTTCTATAACAGGATATTCATTTTCATCTATATATTTAAAATAAATTTTTTCTTTAGGTACTTTTAATAATTCACTTAAAAAATCTTTAAGTTTAGTATCTTTTTTAAATTGTTTTTTTATAATATCCTTAGTCCAATAACTTCCTAACTGGTCTACCATATTTAAAGTTATCTGCCTTTTATCAGATATTGTTTTACTAAAACTTACTTTCTTTAAATAACCTCTAAAAGTTAAGATAACATTATCATTATATCCTTCAAATATAAATATTTTAGTTTTATATAATGAATAATTATATTTTTCTATAGAATTTGATAACATATTCCATTGTTTTATATTATCTAATATTCTAACATAACCACTCCCAAATGATACATTAAAAGGATTATTCATAACATCCATTTTACTTGAATACTGATAATTTGTAACTTTCATAGTAAACTCTTCAACTGAATAAACTCCATCTCCTTTAAGTAAATCTGTCATCGGAGTTTGATTATAAGCTCTTTCAACTTCTAATTCAGTTTTTTTATCTGTACTATTATATTTATAAGATTTAACCTTAACTATTTCAGTACCTACAACTAATAACTGATTAGGCTCTATATATGAATAAACACCATCTATTATTAAAGTATTAGAGGATGTTATATCTACTAGAAAAGTATCTATATTCAAACTTCTGTTTTGTTTTATATTATTTATATATATTCTAAAACTTTCAGTATTACTTCCTTGATATTCTTCTAAATTTTTAATTCCATAAGTTTTTAACAATTATTTAACCTCCTCTAATAAATTTTAATATTTTATGTTATTTAATATATTATTTTCAAACTGTAATTGTACACTGACAAGTGTTTCATTTTCATCTATATAATCTATACTTTCATTTACACAAGCAACTCTATAATAGTTATCCCCTACTTCTGTTTCAATATCAAGTACACCATTTAAAATTATATTTTCAAGTACTGGTATATCAGTTTTATTCATATAAGATATATTAACTGATATAATTCTATAAGTACCATTATTGAATGTGTATCCTGAACCTGCTAAAGTTCTAATTTTGTATGAATTATGTATTTTAGTTATATATGATAATTTTCCTTCAAAAGTAAAATTTCTATTTTCATTAGATATAGTTATTAACATTAAATTTCCCCTCCCTTAAATATTGCATAATTCATAATATTTATAGCCATTACTTTCAACTTTAGAAATGAATTGTATTTCTTTATCCCCATTAACAACATACTCTATAACGTTTAAATCTTCACTATATTGTTTAGAATAATCATCACTAGTTTTACAATTATTTACTATTATAATTTCCCCATTAAGAGTATCAAATAAAATAAATCTAAATCTTACACTTTTATTTAATATACCACTTAAAGTTAAATTTCCTCCACCATATAAACCTGCTCCGTATAAACCTGTACCATAACTTCCAGTACTTTCTTCTTCTGCAAGATTTCTCATTCTTAATACCATCTCTGTTCTAAAATTCTTACTTTTCTTATGTATTGCTTTATTATTTCTAACTGAATTTATCTCAAAAAGTTCATAGTTTCCCCTCTTAAAATCAAAACCACTCATTATATATGAGAGGTCAAAATACACTTTTGCAACAACCTCCATAGGATTTTTTTTATCAAATTTTGAATGATTAATATGTTCTATAATAAATTCAATATCATTAATATTTGTAACTTTTTTTGCTAAAAAAATTTGAATATTGTTTAAATATTGATAATCTAAAATATTCATTCCTATATTAAGTTTTTTCAAAGTTTTATCAAAATTAAAACTATCTAATACTTTACCATTAAATTTTACTTCCAGTACCTCATAATCTGTCAATAAATCTGAATTTTCAAATATATAAGTAGTGTCTTTTTCTTGACTTAACATATCTAAAATTTTATAATCTTTATATACATATATTTTATTATTTTTATCTAAAGGTATTAATAAATCCAGTTCTTCTTTTCTATCTTGAATTACATAAATTTTTTTATTTTGTTTCAATACTACATTACTTAAAATACTATTAAGATTAATTCCTTTAAGATATATAACATTTTCAAAATGATTTATATATAAATCTTCATTATTATTTATTTTACTTAAAAATATTGTATCTTTAACAACATCTAATTCATTCTCTACTTTTTTATCTCTATAATCTAATAAATAAAATTTTAAATTTCTACTTGTACTTAAAGTAATATTATTATTTTTCATTAATTCTCCTTAATTTATAATATGAGTAGATTAATTAATTTTTTAATCTACTCATATAAATATTTAATTAAATTATCTTATAAAACCACTATCTTTTAACATCTGTACTAATGGAGCGAATAAATTTTGTGCCAATATTTCTTTACTTAATTCATCTGCCACAATAGTTCCTGCATTAATATCTGTAGTAAACGTATAGTTGTTTGTAACAGATTGACTTGTACCAGTTTCATATTGTATACTTTCATCTACATAATCAATATCCCTGTTAGCAGTAAATAATCTTTGGATAGCACTTAATCTTTCCCTATCACTTTCCATCTTAGCAGATAATCCTTTATAACCATTAGCCAAATTTACAATATCACTTATGGAGTTAGTTTCAGTAGCATTTGACAATAAACTGTTCATTCTGAATACACTGTCTGCGTATTTTTTATTTATTAAGTTAGTTGTCATACTTTCTCCTAATTTCTGAAATAAACTACTTCCAAAATTATTAATAGTGTTCTCTAAACTCTCTCCTAATAAGTTAGTTTTAATATTATCTATTGTCTGTGATAATCCATTATTCATATCTTTTACAATATCTGTAATATTTCCACCTAAATTTACCCATTTTCTAGCTAAATCTATTGTAAACTGTTCTGTTTCCTTTTGTTGTCTTTTCAAAAGTTCCATATTACTAATCAATCCTCTTATGGATCCTGTTACATTAGTAAATTCTCCTGTTCTAGTAACAACATTATATATCTCATCTGCTAGTCTGTTAAATTCCTTAGTAATTTCCTTTACAGTACCTCTACCACTACTCACGTTCTGTATAAAAGCATTTACAGTACCCTGTAAAAATTTACTTCCTATATCATAATTATTTGTACCATTCAATATGTTTTGGAAAGTCTGTTGATAAAGGTCAGACCACATACTCTCGTTTATTCTTCTATATTCTGTTATATTACCTTTTTCATCTTTAACTTCTTCAGTTTCTATACCATAATAATTTCCGAATAATCTCTTAGTAGTTTTACCTTCCTTGTCAAGTAATGTCTGTATGTTTTCATAGAAATTAATCAATGCCAACATATCTACTTTTTCTTGACTTGCTCCCATACCTTGATATCTTTGCTTCAAATCACTTATCATACCATTAAGTTCATAATCTCTTGATGTATCTACTAACATACCTAAAGCACTTAAAGTAGTCTGTCCATTCCAAGCTTTTATAAACTGGTCTGCATTAAGTTCTCCACTACTACTATAAAGTTTGTTATTTATATAACCTCTAAGTCCTGTACTGTCTAATTTATTACCTAATATTCTATTTGCAAGTACACTATATCCAAATTCAAGGTCTGTTTTATTATCAAATACTCTACCACCAAACATCATATCGTTAGTATTATAACTAGCAGTATATGCCTGTACAGTATCATATTTCTTACTTCCTAATAATCCTCCACCTTTTTTCTTCTTATTCTGTACTGTCCTAGTATCACTTGCAGTACCACCAATAGTATCTTTACTTGAAATTACTGCCCTTACAGAACGGGTAATAGCATCATTTACACCTATCTTAGTAGTCCATTTAGCTTGTTCACTCATAGCACTGGCCATAGTTTTAAGATATTTATTTCTATCCTCTGCTAACCAGGCCAGTTTCTGTTGTGCTATTAATTGTGCTTTCTGTTGATTAGCTTGTATCTTAGCACTAGAACCACCAAGTAAACCACCTAATAGACCTAATCCTCCACCAACTAAAGCTCCAACTCCACCACCTAAAGACATTCCAGTGGTAGCTCCACTTAAAGCTCCTTGAATACCATAGCCTGCACTACCACTTATAGCTCCTCCCATGAAAGAAGAATTTGTTTTATATTCATTATCTACTTGCATTAATTTATTCTGTAATATCTGTTCTTCAATTCTTCTTCTCTCTTCAGTAGTTTCTGCCATCTGTAAATTCATTTCAAGTATTTTACCTTGCATTTCAAGTTCCTGTTTCTTAGCCTGTAACTGTTTTTTAAGTAATCCATCTACAACTATTACACTACTTAAAAAATAACTTGCAATTTCAGACATTTTACCATTTTTATTTCTTTTTAAAGTTTCAGGAGTAATCTCTTGCTCTTCTGTATTATTTTTTAGTATCTTATCCCTTAAAGATTTATTATCATAGATATCTAAAGGTAACTTATACTGTTTATCCTCTATAACTTTATATATTGTTGCATTATCAAATTTATGGAAATCTTCATCTATCTTTCTACCAATATCTCCAACAGTTGTTTCTTTCCAAGACTGATAATAACTTTCAAACAATTTATAAGGACTTTTTGATATTTTATCATTAAATACTGTATCAATATTTTTAAATATTGTTGTATCAAATAATGAATTTTCATTTAATTCATTTTTAATTTCATGTACTAACTCTTTAGGTATACTTAATAATGTATTGTCCGTACTTGCAATTAAATCTTGTGTTTTATTTTTATCTAATAAAAGTTTATTTATATTACTGTTATCAAGTAATTTTTGAGTATCTAATTCCTTATTTTCATTATTTTTTACATTTTTCTGTATTTCATTACCTAAACTTTTATTTTCTTTAGCAACTTCTTTTATTGTATCAGTAAATTTACCAAATTTAGAAAACCCAGTCTGTAATAAATAATCTAATGCTTGACTATACTGTTCCTTACCTAAACCTTTAAAATTATCCTCTCCAAAAAGAATATCACTTAATAAATTTAAACCTTGTTTATATAATTCTGCATAAACTTTTGTAGTTTCTTCATATGCACTCTTATGAGCATTAAATACTTTAGATAAAGTTTCTTCTAATTCATCTATATTCAAATGAGAATTTCTTATTAAATTCATTCTATCTAAAAATAATTGCATATTCTCAACAGATTTACCAGTCTTATTAGATAAGATATTAGCATTTAATCCTTGAATAACACTAAAATCTGTCAAATCTAAATCTTTTAGTTCATCTTTCAAACTAAAATCATTTAAAGCATTATTAACTTCTTCCTGTATAACTTTTTTAGTATTTTCCTGATAACTTATGACAGAATTGGCTATATTTCTAATATTTCCATATGAAGTATTATTCAAATCGAAATTATTTAACTGTTCTTCAGAAAAACCATTCATTTTCATAATATTTCTAAGATTACTGTCATATTTAACCATTCTATTGAAATTCATTACTTCATCTCTATATTCTTCCATTCTGTTATTTGAATTTATTTTATTCATATAACTTTTAGCATATGTACTGTCTAATGAATATCCTTTAGAGATTAAATCATTCTCTGCTATTAACTGTTTCAAGTTTCTAGTCTTACTGCTATCTAAAATACTAACTTCCTTAATCATATTAGATATATTTTTACTATATTCACTTAAATATTTTGAGTTCTGTTTTATTAACTCTGTTTCAGTTTTTCTAGCTTCATTTGATTTTTCAATATAAGTTTTTAAAGTTTTAATTAATTCAATAGTATTTGTTAATTCATTCATTGTACTAAAAATTTGATCCTGTTTTCCACCTTTAGTACCTATTTCTGTAACTTTTTCTGCTATTATCTTATCTACATCTTCTGCACTAGCATTTTTAATACTTGTTTTATCTAAATCTAATACATTAAAGTTTTTTTCAATGGTATTTACCACACCATCTTCTAATATTTTTAAAGTATCTAACATTTGAGGTACATTAGTTAAAAATCTTTTCATATCTTGAGGAGTTTCTAAAGAATTACCATCTATAGCTATTTGAAAATTTTCTGATAAACCAAATAAATTTTTTCTTAAATCATTATTAAACTGTACATCTATTTCAAGTTTTTTATTAAATTTTTCTAAATTTATTTGTATTTCTTCTATTTTATCTTTAAAATTATTAAAACTTTCTGTATAAGACAACTGATTTAAAAGATTATAAGCATTAGTATATTCTCTATTAGTTATATCTACAGTATTATTAAGTTCTCTGAATGAGAATTGTAATTCTGTCAAAATTTCAAGAAATTGAGATTTTAGTTTTTCATAGCTTTCAGAACCTATATCTCTTTTACTCTCTAAGTTCTGTATAGCACTTTCAAGTACACTTAAACTTGCATCATAAGGCTCATCGGCAGTCATAATAGATTTAATACTATTTCTTTTCTCAACTAATGTAGCAATACCTTCTTCAAAAGTTTTTCCACCTATACTTTTAATTAAATCAGATATATCATTAATCATAGCTTCATCTTTTTGAGTTTTTATTAAATCTTTATAGTTATCATTATCTATGATTTTTTTTATAACTTCATCTCTACTACCATCTATTTTAGGTATATATGCACTAGGTAATGTTGTATCTTGTAATTGAAAAGATGCATTATTTGAAGAATTATCATTCTTTCTACCTTTTACATGTACATCTAATCCATTAGCACCATTATAACTACTATTTAAAGCATAATTGTATCTCATATTAAATCCATTATTTAATCCCTTTACTGTTGCATACCCTTGTCCTAAAGCCTTATTAAAATATCCGTGTACATTTGTTTTCTCATCATTTAAAAAAGAATTTAATACATCATTAATATTAGTTTTATTTTTAAATTTACCACTCTTAACTGCACTAATTAATCCACCACCACCATATTGAGTAGAGGCATCCACTAAATAAACTCCTGCTCTTTTAATATCACTTTCATTAGTCAAACCTGTATGTGTTCTAACAAAGTTTTCTATACTCCCACCAAATACACTTGTACTAAAATTTTTCTTTTTCCATTCAACCTGTGCATTAATAAAGGCTTGTCCGTATTTTTCTGCCACCATTTTCCAGTTACTTGGACTATCACTAGCACTTAATTCCGGAAATTGACTTTTAAACATATTATAAAAACTTCTATAAGAACCAGACTTATTATTTACTCCGTAAATACCATAACTTAAACTTCCTCCAGTATCTGTTGATACATTTTTACTCGCTCCCACTGAAACACCTTTACCAGTTTCTCTCCTAGAAGTTAAGTCCATACTAGACATTATAATATCATTACTAATTACACCTGTATCTCCATCACTACTGTAGCTTGTCATATAATTCATTATCTGTTGTAATGAATTACTTACACTATTTGATATAGTATTAGCACTATCTACTATTGTTCTATTTGTAGATGTTGTATTATTTTTAGCATTTGTATCACTTTTTTGAGCATTAGTAGTATTTTTACCTTCCAACCTTCTAATAGCATTAATTTGTCGCATTGAATTTTCTTTAGCAACCATTACCTGTCTTTTAGCAAAGTCTAACTGGTCTTTCATTTTTAAATTACTACTATCTAATTTCATATTAGTAACTCTTTGTAATTCCTCAATAGAATTATATTTACCATTACCATATCTTAAACTGTAGTTTAAATTTGAATTTTTTATTGCATAGTCTGTCTGTTTACTTTCTGCACTCTCTGTATAATTTGCAAGTAGTTTATTCTTTTCAAGGTAATATTTGGTAATATCTATCTGTATCTGTTTTTCTTGTTGCATAAATCCTAATTCTTGTTGTTGTAAATTCATCTTTTCTGCTAATAAAGAAGAATACATAGTAGCCTGTTCTTGTAATTTTTGTAAAGATAATCCATTCTGTTCATTAATATTATTTTCTCTATAATATTTAATCATATCTGTTACTTTTTTATAATCTTCGGTATTAATTTTAGAATAATCTGTTTTTCCTGTAATTGATTTTAATGTTTCCCCATTACTATCAACTACATATGCACTATTAATCTGATTATTATAATTCATTTTACCTATTGAATTAAATAAATTTCTACTTATATCTAAAGATTGTTGTTGTAACTGTAATTGACTACCTCTATTTCCAAAAGAAGTACCTACTAAGTTCTCATATTGTGCATAAGACTTAGATAACTCTGCACTTATTTTAATTATCTCATCATATCTTTTAGCAGTAAAATTAGATAACGCTAATACTTTTTTTGCTAAATCTCTACTTTCATCTAATCTAGTCAAATCTTCTTCAATAAATTTTACTCTATCCCTTAATAAACTAGCTTCTGTTTCATTACCCTCTGCAACTAATCTTTCTATTTCTTTATTAGTATCTTCTAGTTGTTTTTCAAGAGTTGCTTTTTTATCATAGTAAACTTTCATTCCTGCTTGATAATTTTTAACTCCTTCAGGATTACTTTGTGTCATATCCCAAGATATAGAGTTAATATCTTTATTATATTCAGAATTATATTTATCTAGCCTACTTTGTTCAAAAGTTAATAATTTACCCTCAGTTGTTCTCTGTTCAGTTAAAATATTACCATAAGCAATTGCAGGTATTCCTGTTTTATCATACATTGACTGTAATTGAGATTTATAATCTTCAATCATTGCTTTTGACTGTTCTAAACTTTCTTTATTTAATTCTAACTGTTTATAATATAACTCATTACTTTCTTTTATTATCCCTAATTGATATTCTGAAAATTTTTGAGCGAAGGCTCTCATTTCTGGCTCTATTTCTCCTGAATTAAGAATATCTAAGAAATTTTTAATCCTTTCTTCTAAAGTATTACCATCCATGCTTTCTAAAACTTTCTTAAATGTAGAAGTAGAATTTAAATCCTGACCTTCTAAAGCTTTTTGTGTTTTTTCCCCAAAAACTTTTCTAACTAATTCATTAGACATTGAAAAGTTTCTAACCATAAATTTTTCTTTATCTTCTTTAGATATAGATTTTTCATCTATACCTTTTTCTTTTAATTTATTTTTAAAAATTTTATCTGCTTTATCATATACTGAATTTATTTCTTTATCTACAATTTTAAGTTCCTTATCATAACTTTTATAAGAATTAAATATACTTTCTTTATATTTATTTTGAGTACCAATACCCATAGTTTGTAATGCTTTAGTATCTAAAGTTTTTAAATTTTCAAACTCTTTACCTTTATATTTATATACATAATTTCTTTCGTATTCATCATGAAATTCCCCTAAAGAGAGTCTTGCAGAATTACCTTCTTTTGTAAAATATTCTGATACTCCACCTTTATTTCTTTTATATATAGTAACTCTTGAAGTAGGAGTAATTTCTTTATTTGTATCATCTAGGACATTCTTAGTCTTTTCTTTCCATAATTCTTTTCTGATTGTATCAATATCTTTAAATAGATTATTTTTTAAATTATTTACATTTTCAATACTAGCTTTAAAATTTTCATTAGCTTGTATCATTTTGTCTATATTTTTTACATATTCATTATCTTGTTGAGTATTCTTATCTAAAGTAAATATTTTATTTATATTATCCTCTAGATTGGTTATCTGTTTACCCAATACAGTTAAATTTGCTACATCCTTATCTAAATTATCTGCATCATTTTTTAATTTTTGTGCTTTCTCATATAAACCTATTAAAAGATTTATTGACATATTAATGGCAGTTAATATTAAAAATGGTTTTGCCATGAGCCATAAAGATTTACCTAAACCTTCAACACTAAAAGATAATGCAGAAAAATCTTCCTTACCTTTAATAGCAGTTTTAGTAATACTATCTGATAAATTATATACATTACTTGTAGTAGCTTTTAACTGTCCTGCAAAAGTTTTAATACTGTCGCCTTTTAATAAAGTATCTAAATCTTTATTTTTAGCATCTGTTAAATTAGTTAAATAATTTTCTCTTGTTTCCTCTGAAATAGTTTTATCCTTCAATATAGTATCATAAGATAATCCATAGGCTTCCTCTAATTTAGTAAAAGCCTTACCTTTTGTAAACTGATTAAAATTCTTAAATAATAATCCTTGTGTTATAGCTTGTGGTACTGCTTGTCCAAAAGAACCAGCTAATACATTATTATTTGATTGTAACTTAACAAAATTATCAAATGCAAAATCTAATCCACCTACTGCAGTACCTAATACCCCCCCAAAAACACCTCTTGAAAAAGTATTAGTTGTTATAGATTTAAAATTCTTAAATATTCTGTCAACTTTTACACTCCAGTTTTCCATAGCCTTTTCAAAGTTTTTAGTAACATCTATACCTGTAGTTATATTATCAACAAAACCTTTAACATCTCCATTAACTTCACTTAATAAAGTGCTTATAGCAGATGAGTGTCTTTCTGTTACTATATGTTTTAATGTACCATAAGTTAAATTACCTTGTTTCTGCAATTCAGATAAACCTTGTATGGCTTTCTCTAAATCTCCACTCATAACAAGTTTAGACATTTCTTCGGCAGTGCTAAAACCTACTTTAGCTCTTTCTTCTTTAGTCATTTTCTTTAAATCATTATCTAACATTTTAGCACCTACACCATCAACTGACATAAGTTTATTAAATAATGTTCTTAAAACAACTCCAGACTGTTCTCCTGTCTTTCCTTGTTGTTTCAATGTAGATAGTAAAGCTAATTCTAAATTAGATACATCCATAGTATACTGTTCTATACTTCTGTTCTGAATACCTTTCTCTTCTGCACTATTAATTATTGCATTCATTGCAGTATTAGTCTGCTTACCTGCATTACTTACATCCTGTAAATCTAATGCAGTATTATCTAATGCACTTTGTAATCTATTAGCAAATTCATTTAAGTTTTTATCAGTAGCACTTATATTAAGTGCAGTAAATCTAGCATTTAATATATTAGTTGCAGTAGTTAAATCTTCAAATGAAGCTATAGCTATCTTACCTGCCATAGACACTAAATTCATTGATTGCTCATAAGATTTACCAGTTTTAATAACTTCCCTTACTCCTGTAGCAAACTCATTAATATCTGCACCTATTGAATTACTTTCCCTTATAATTCTATCTTTAGAAGCATTTTGACTTGCCTGGTTTCCTAAATTACCAACAATACCTAATGCTCCCATATTTCTTTCAAAATCTTTTGAAGTTACAAAATTAGTTATCTGCCCTATATATCTGAAAGCTTCTAAACCTGCTATAACCATACCTGTATTTTGTTGTATAGTATTTGGTAATGATAAACCTTTACTTTTAACTTGTTCCACTTTAAATTCATTTTTTCTTAAATAATTTTCATAATGATTTATTTTATCTTCTATATTTTTAAATTTAGTATTTCCACCAAATTCTTGAAATTTTTTTGAATTTAATAAACTATATAAGTTTCTATTTTCTTTTAATAAACTCTCAATTTCTTTATTATTAGCACCATCTAAATTTCTATTATTTTTTACATTAAATTTCTTATCTAAATTATTTAAAATATTATCTAATTTTTTTTTATTTTCACTATTTTCATTTAAAATATTGTTATACTCTTTTTTAAATTTAGGATTGCTTTTCATTAAATTTCCATCAAATCCTGCTTCAGATACAATTTTAGATATCTTTTCATATTTCTTTATTAAATCATCTTCAGTTAAATAATTACCACTCTTCAACATTTTAACTGAACCTTGATTAACCATTTTCTCTCTGATATTTCTATCTAAAGCTTCAACAATATTTTTTGAAAAATTACCTACCAATTTAGTAAAACTTTCATATTGTAATGTATTTAATTTTTGTAATCTTTCAGTATTTACATTATCTTTATCTTTATAACTATTACCTTGTCTATGATTATATTGTTTAAATTCTTTGTTATATTTTTTTATAAATTCTACATCTTCTTCTGATTTAGTTTCTTTTTTACTATTGTTCTGTTTCTCTACTTTTTTGCTATGTTCTCTTGTTTTATTATAATTTGAAATTTCTCTTAATACTTTCTCAATATTTACAAGAGTTTGTGAAGCATTAAAAGTTTCATTTTTATATGGATTTTTATTTGAAGAATTATTCATTTTATTTTTTTTAGTATCATTAAATAATTCTTTTATCTGTTTTATTTCATTTTTCAGATCCTGAAAATTTTTCAAGGTATTTGTAAACATATCAACATTAGATACTTCATTAATATTAGATATACCTTTTTCAAGAGTATTAATTTTCTCTATTAAATTATCTATACTTGTTTCATTTCCAAATCCTAAATTCAAACCTAAATCTAAATTCTCCATTAGATACTCCCTTTCTTAATTAAATCATACTTCTGGCCATTACAGGTAACATAACTTTCATTCTATTTGCATTTAACATAGTTTCCTTATGTTCAAAAGAAATTCTAAGTTTTATTTCCCTATAACTATAATCAGTAAATGCTTTCCCAATATTTTCTTCAAAAAGAGGTACATTACTGTTGACTATCCCAGTTTTTAACATTACAGTAAAATAATCAGTAAAATTAATTGATTTATCATCTTCAAAATTCATAATATTATCAAGTACATCATTAAATTCTTCAATTATTTTATTCTGCACTTCTCTTATCTCATTATATATCTGCATTAATTCTTGTTGTAATTCTTTATCAATTAATACTTTATCTAATATAAAGGACTTCAAATTATAGATTACTTCATCTTTCAACTCCTTTATCTCTTTATCTATCTTTAATCTATTCTGTATACCATTATTTGTATATTTATTTTCAATCTCATATACTAAGTTTTTATAATAATCATCATCCAATATATCAAATACTTCCCATTCTACATAATTAAATATGGTATCAACTAATAATCTACTACCTTCTTCAAAAAGTATTGTAGCAATTATAGGTACATCACTTCCTCTAATCTGTAAATCACTTCTAACATCTCTATATTTAATATCCTTCAATCTTATAAGAATAGGTACTTCATCTCCTAATAAAGAAAAAGATATAACCATTCTATAATTAATATCAAGCAAGGTTATATCTTTTAATTCACTTTGTTTTAAATTTAATAGAGAATTTTCAACCTTATCTTTTTTTTGGTCTTTTCTCATTTCAATACCTCTTATTTATCTTCTAATTCTACTTCCTCAATAATGTCTTTATTTTCTTCTTTTAATTCTTCTAGTTTTTTTTCATTTATTTTAACTTTTACCCAATTTTCAATATCACTTTCATCTCTTAATCCCATAATATTTATAGCTTCTAATCTATATTTTTCCTCTTCAACTGTTCTTCCTGATTTTAATGCTCTTATATTTATTAAAAACTCATTAATAACATCATAAGATAATAAGTTAGCTTCAAATAAAACTTCAGTTAACTTATAATAATCTCCTTTTTCTATCTTCTCTCCATTATATTTCTCATTTATTATATCTGAAAAAGTATTATTTATTAAATCTAAGAAAGTAATATTTTCTTTCTCATCTACTACAAAATCTAAATCTAAATGAGCAACTACTGTAACTCCCTCTAACATTGTTTCCCTGTCATTCTTAGAAATTATCAATTCATTCTCATCATATATTTTAACATATGATATATCTTTATTAGTATATCCCTCACTATTCATTATTATATCTCTATATTCTGGTTTTATATTTGATATTTTTTGTAAAGTTGTTGGTACTAATTTATCTTCTATTAATTTAGTTTTATATCTGTAATCAGATAAATTCAATATATTTTTATATTCTCTATCATTCTTTAATTTTATAGGGTAATCAACTTTACCATTTAAGTATTCAATAGTAATTACTCCTGTTTTAATTTGATTTTTAAGTCCATTAAGATTTAATTTTAATTTTTTAGCCATAATTTAATTCTCCTTATACATATCATTTTATTAAAATAAAAGGGTAGAGTAGAATTACACTACCTACCCTATAAACTATTATAAATTCTCACTATTGTATCTTTTGAAATCTGCCGTTAAGTCATCGAAATCATTTACTCTTAATGCAAATACTTTTTTAGCATTAGCACTTGTAGTAGCAATTTCAGGATCAAAATTCCATCTAGTCAAGAAAGCTTCTGGTACTGCACAATTATATTTACCTACAACATAAAATTCTGGTGATTTTTTAACAATTCCTGTACCTGAAGCACATAATCCTGTTACTGCACCTGCCGTAGCTCCTGTATCTGCTTTCTGTAAATAGAATACTGTACCTACTTCCAATGGAGTAGTTGATGTTTTATCTGCTTGATTTACAATATACATTACTTTACCAGTAACATCATCATATGCTAACCAAGTTTCATTAGCCTTAGCTTCAGTAGGTACTGCACTAAGTCCAGTTTTAGCAACAACTCCATCTACTTTTATAAAGTTAGCTCCTACTTTCTTTCCACCTGCTATTAAGAAGTCATCTGCTTCAATAACATCTGCTTTTATTTCCATATTAGTATTAATCTTAATAACATCTCCAGACATATCTGTAGTTATCTGATTAAATGACACTAATGGGTATCTAAGTATTCTAGTTTCTCCTGTACCTGCCCCAATATAAACTTCTAAAGACATACCTATACTTGATACGTTAAATGTTGAAAGTAATGGGTTTTGCATTAATTTTGCCATACCTTTATCATCAAAAGCAGTACCCTCTCTAACAAAAGCATTTTCCCAATAGTATAAGTTTTTCCAGTGGTTATTTACATTCTTACCTAACATTTTAGCTTCAAGGTTTATATTACCTGCATTCCCTAAAACTCTATACTGTTTACCATTTGCCTTAAATATTGCCCCTTGTAAAATTGCAATAAGAGTATCTCTACTTGCTCTTTCATCTATATCCTGCTTACCTGCTTTAACAAACATAAAATCTTCTTGGAAAGTAAAAGGTACAGATACTTCTTCAAACTGTTCCTGTCCTGTTGTCTGTCCTATAAAATCTCCCTGCATGTTATATTGGTTATTGTATTGGTATTTTCTACTGAATAAAGGGTCTGTAGGCAAACTTGACAATGGGTCTATTGTTTTATTCTCTATTGAAAATAACTCAATATTTTTATCTGTTAAATCCATTGCTAAGAAAGTCAATCTTACTCTAGCATTACCATTATTAACTAATTTTGACATTAATTATCTCCTTTTCTAAATTCTAATTTTATTATTATAAAAATGTGAAAATCTTAAAATAATATAACCTACTCTATCATTTTCAGTTTTAACACTACTTCTATATCTAGGTTTATCAACTGTAAATACATCTAAATTCTTATTATTATAGTCAATATTAAAACTCTGTTCATTAAATATCCTTATCAATTCATTGTAAAAGAAATTAAATTCTTCCTTTGTTCTTGAATAATCATTACTCCCTATGAATATATTGACATCATAATATGTATTGTTATGTGTACTTGAAATAGTTTCAGTTTCTACTCTTACATTATCCACATCTACAATTATATATATTTTATTTTCTTGTTTATCAACATTTTCAGTAACTATATCCCCTTGTGCAATTAAATATAAATCATCCATATTTTTAAATTTCAAAATATTATTTTCATATACTGTAACATTTATTTCATTATTATAATTTACAAATATTTTTTTATTTTCGAGTGGGTATTGTAAATTATCAGAATTTATAAGTGTTACAATATTATTATCATAATCTATAGTAGATATGTTAAATATTTTTATATCTGTATTTGAGGGTTTATTATATTTATTTTCCTGTATAATATATTTACCTTTATATTTTTCAAAACAAGTTTCTTTTAATAAATTATTTAATCTTAAATTAATATAATTTTCAATTAATTCCTTAAACTGTATATCATTCATTTATTTACCTGTTTCTATGTACTGTCTGATACGTTTAGTATAGTTTTTTAATATCTCTGAAATAGGATATAGTTCACTATTCTTACCACCATTCAATACATACTGTATTTCACTTAAAAGTTTATCTACATAAAATTCTACATAATCACTACCTAAAATTCCTTTGTATTGACTTTTTCTTAATGATAATAAAGAATTTACTTCTTCTGAATATTTCTTACTTTCCCTAGCTATATTCTTATTCTCACTCTTCCATACTTCATCATTACTATAAACTTTAATACCATAAGCTCCATAAGATATTGATATACTATTACTTTCTTTCATATCATTATCAAATACAATACCTTTCCATATATCATAGTTAGGTAATGGTATTATTTTAGTCAGTACATTACTTATTCTGTTAATAGCCTGTACCCATAATTTTCTTGTATGACCTGTATCTATATTAGTTTCCAATGCCATATAGTAAAGGATAACTGCATATAGACTATTTATTTCTGTTTTGGCTATACTATAACAAAAATTATTATCTTTTATTTTCAATAATCTCGTTTTAAGGTCGTTCAATTTCATTAGCCTATCAATCCTTCCAAAAAGAAAAATAAATTAAAATTTGATAGGTTTACGCCTGTTTTAGACACATATTTTTAATTCTTAAACTTTGTAATTTCCATAATTAGAAAATCTCTTGACTGGTTATTAATTTCAAATTTATTGACATTATATCTTAAACCATCTAAAATAACAGTTCTTATATCACTGTATTTTATTTTATTTAATTTAGTTTTAATATCTTTTACATTCTCCAGTTCAGATATTTTAAATTTAATATAAACTTTATTAACATCCATAATATCATTTGAAATATTAATATTATTATCACTATATTTTGAAATTAATCCATACACTAAAAATTGATTTTTATTACTATCTTCTAAAACAACTTTTAATTTGGTCTGAAATTTATCAAAAATTAAATCCTGTCCGTATCTATGTAACTTTTTAAAATAACTAATATCCATAAAAATCACTTCTCAATTTACTTCTATAAACTCTTTTCTCACAAAATGATTTTTTCATATCTTCTAATTTTTTAATTTCCTGTTCACAATCATTTTTGTATAATCTTAAAGTATTTATAGTGTCTGAAATATTCTGCACTTCAACACTATCTGTACCATTCTGCATACGTTTAAATTCAAAATTTTCAATAAGACTTTTTAATTTATCTTCTATTCTACTTTTAGTTTCAGAATATTCTTTAATTTTCTCTTCTATTTCTTGCAAAGTCAAGTTCATATTTACCACCTACTCTGCTTTAGTTTCTATTTCCTCTTTAACTTCTTTTTTATTTCCCTTTGCATTACCTTTAATTTCTTTTGTTTCAACTTTATTTTCTGATTTAATTTCTTTTAATTCTTTAATTTCCTTTAAAATCTCTGCTAAAAGTACAGTCTGTACATATAAATAACCTGTCTGAGCATTATTTTTTATATGTTCAGGTACAAAACCACTAACATCTAAATTGTAAATATCTTTACCATGTAACAATTCATTTATTTTATCCATTTAACTTCTCCTTAATTTTATTAGGTATAAGAGTAGCAAGATATGTTACTACCCTTATACCTTGATATGTATATGAATATGACTAACTAATTAATCTGCTATCATACCATTAAGCACTGCTAATCTTTGTACATATTTCTTAGTCAAAATATCAATTCCATCATTTGTCATAAGTCCATCAGTTTGAGGTCTGTTTCCACAATCCAACCATAAACCTCTAAATCTTCCTGTCAAATGTACATCAATATCTCCAACTAATACTTTTACTTCTTTGACATTATGTTCATTTACATTTTCCCATGCAAAGTTTCCATCTTCGTTATCTACTCTTAATCCTTGAAATTCTGGATAAGGGTTGATAACTTTAGTCAATAAATGACCTTTTTCAGGTACTGGGTCGTACACTGCAAAGAATATAAAGTCTTCAGGAATTACTACATCTGCTTCAATAAAATGTATTCCATTTATCTTAACTGAAGGTATTCCATTTTCCAAGAAATAATCTTTAGTAGGTAAATAAGAATAGAATTTAGCCAATGTATTAATTATGTTACTTGAAGTAATAGCGACTATTTCCTTACCTTCATTATCTATATAGTTAAGTAAATATCTTTTTACATCATCTATATCTTCAGGTGTAATACCTAACTGGCCTGCAATTGTACCAGGTTTCTTTATAGCTCTGTAATGGTTTCTTACAACTGAATTTTTACTTCCAGAAGTAGCTCCACTATCTACATTTGCTAACATTATACCATCTACTGTAACATTTCTTAACAATCCAAAATTATGATTGTATTCTCCACCTGTCTTAGGTACTTGGAATATAGCTTTGTAATATAAAGCAGGATATACTTTAGTAACATATGTAGATATTACTGTGTCCATAGCTTTTACAAATTCTGGAATTATTGATATGTGGTTTCTTTTGAAAGTCTTTATTTCTAATTGAGTTGTATTCATTACCTTACTTTCAAGGTCTAATACTCCCATCTCCCAAGTCATCTGCTTTGATTTAACTGGAATAGGGTCTGCATATGTACTAGCATCAAAGAATAATGCTTGTGTACCTAAATTAAATGTTTCTTTATAATAATTGTGAGTATGTGTTCTTACTCTTGTCATTTTGTTTAAAAGGTTGAGTAAAGGTGTAGTACCATTTAAAGCTTCAGTATTGTTTAAACCATTAAAAACTTCAGTATAGTGTCTACCTACTTCTATAAAGTCTTGAAACTGTTCATGAATACCTTTATCCCCTAAATGAGTAGAGCCTACATTAGGCAAACCTGCCCCATCCTTAAATAATAAATAAATTTTTTTCATATTTTAAATTATTTTCTCCTTTATATTAATGTTTTGTTACAGGTGTATTATACTTATTAACTTGATTAGATAAATCTAACATAATTGTATTTCTACCAGAAATATAACCTATAGGAGTATTAAACTCACTAGATGTAGGTTTGTCTACTGTTATATCCCCATTCTTACCTAAAAATACTGGTTTTCTTAAATCTTCTAACTCAAATGCAGGATAAACTCTACCATCATTAGTATCATAACCTTCAACTATTAATCCCATTCTATCTATTGGAGGTAATGATAAATGTTCTTCTGCTCTAGGTAATCTTTTATGAAATTCCTTATTCCCTGCTAAGTGTCTATTAGGCGAACCTGCATAAATTATTCCCATCGGTAAAACATTAACATCTGAATTATCTGCAAGTTGCCAAGTATTTTTATCCTGTCCTAAAGACTTACCTTTTTTAACTGTAACTATTTTAAATAAGTCAATACCATCAGTATACTTATCATCTACATGATATTCTTCTGCAACTACAAAATGTTTTTCTTTTATATCACTCTGCATTTCTTGAATACCTGTAATTTTTAATTTAGTTATGACTGCTTTCACTAATTTTTCTCCTTTTTGTTAATTATTTTATTCCCACTCATTTTTTATTTATTTTGTATATTTAATACCATATTTAGATAAATCTACTTTACTTTCTTTATGTTCAACATTATGTACAGTATTACCTACATTATCAAAGGTACTTCCTGTAACTTTAGTAGCTTTTTTAGTTTTCTGCATTATATCATAAGCCTCTTTCAATGTAGGACTATCTACTATAGACACAAACTTATTAAGCTCCTCTAAAGAATTAAAACCATCTTTTTCTTTGTTAGATAAAGTTTCAATAAGATAAGGTTTTTCTGTTTTTAATGTATTCAATTTTTCTTTAATACTGTCTTGTGCTTTCATTCTTTCCATTTCTTTTGTCTGAGTTTCTATAGTATTTTCTAAAATACCTATCTTAGTCAATAAACTGTCATTTTCTTCCTTTAAAGTATTTTCCCTTTCTTCTGCACTCATAGAATTTAATTTAAACTGTTTATATTCTTCAAATTCTTTAGCAGTTATACTGACTTTTTTTTCAGATTTTGTAGTCTGTTTTTTAGGCTCATTCTTAGGTTCATTTTTAGGCTCTTTATCTCCTTCATTCCCTCCTAAATCTCCTACATCATTACCATCAATTATTTCAGGTTCCTTAGGTTCTTCTCCTTCTCCATCTTTAAAAAGTAAATAAATTATTTTAGTCATATTCTTTTAACTCTCCTTTTAGTTTTTCTTTAATCTATTATCAACTCCAGTTTTTGTACTGTTGTCAATTTTAGAATTATTACTATCACTATTTTTAATTAATTTTTCTGTTTCTTTATTTTTGTTTAAATTATTTTGATTTTCATTTTCTATCGTTGTTCTTTCAATAATATCTTTTTTATTTTCAAGAATACTATTTATCTGTTCCTCATTATAGCCTTGTGATTTTAGATAATCTTTCATTGTAGTTAATCCTAAACTAATTTCTTGAGCAACTAACAATAAATTATCATAAACATTTGATGTAACAAGTATTTTAGGTATTTGCAGGAATACTTTATCTTTTTTACTCTTTTTACTTAAATCTTTAAGTAATAATCCGAAAAATTCACTAAAACCTTTTCTTATACTGCTCATATAAAATTTATTTTTTACTTCCTGTTTAGTTCTGAATTGTGCAATAGCTTTACTACTGTCACTTCCACTCATTTTTTCTTGTAGAGTTGGAGGTATTAATCCCACAATTCTGTATAAAAAATCTAAATAAAATATTAATTCTTTATTCAAACTTGACAAACTGTTAGTAATTTCAAAAGACTTAACATTTGTTTCAGGTAAAAATCTCTGGTGAAAACCTTTTAATTTTTCAGGAGTTTCAATATGTACAATACCACCAGGATCTAAAACACTCCTATCTAAATCAAGTTCTCCATTTAAAACTACCCATCTAGGACTTCCTGCATTCCTGTTTGAAGTTCTTATATCAGTAATTACTGTATTTGTATCAAATGTAGGGTCAATATAATCAATACTAGGTATTTCACTAAATTCGCTATTTTCTTTTCTATACTTACCTCTTATATGTATTATAGGTAACATATTACCCATCTCTTTAGTATTCATTACAATTCTTTGATTTTTAGCAGAAGTAACATCTAAATTTGTTACATCGTAATATTCGATATAATAACCATTAGTGAATATTATTAAATCTTCTACTTCTCTTCTAGTATATATGGATTTTTCAATATCAAGAGTTTTAACAATTCTTTTATTTTTATAAATATATTTTACATCATCTTCTCCATTTATTATAATATCAACCATATTTTCACTTTTTAATTTTTCAAATCTATGTTTCTTTAAAGTTTCATCATAATAAATCTGGTAAAAACAATCTCCTTTAAGCTCTAACTCTTTTATAGTATCTATAGATACAGATATCCAGTCTATATCTTCAAGTTCTTCTTTAAGATATTTTATTTCTTTATCATTCAAATCTTGTCTACTGTCAAAATTTTCCATTACAGGACATTGCATTGCAATATCTTCTACCAACATCTTAATAAAATTAAAATATATAAAAGATTTTTTATAAGTATCTTCATAATCTATATCACAAAAAGTTTGAGCTTTTTTTGTTATCTTATACCTAAACCAATGTTCAAAAGCTCTACCACTAATTAAATCATTAATAACATTTATTTCAATATCTCTATTAAATGTATCAAATATTCCATTTGAGGATAAACCTAATATCCAACCTAGATTTTTATAGTTGTTTATAACTAATGTACGTTGACTACTCTCTTTTAATTTTCTATTGTTTATTAAAAAATTTTCTTCTAAATATCTACTACTTATAATTTACACCTCTCTTTCAATTAAGGTATTATATCTAAATATATTTTCATATTTTCAATTTTACTATATTTCTTCGGTAATCTTGAATTACCTAATAATTCCCTAATTTTCTTCTTTTCTGCTCTCCATTCAAAATTACTACCATCTCTAAACCATTCCCCATTATGTATAGCAATATCTAAATATTGTAAACAATAATGTAACATAGCAACTGAGTTTACATGGTCATCTGTATTACCTTTAGTCTGTAAATCTTTTTTGTCTTTGAAAGCTTCATATGTATATCCACTTGAAGTTTCTTTTTTTATTAATGTTTGCATTTCTTCATATAATTTTTCAGTTTCCCAACAAGTTTTTACTAAAGGGAATTTTGTAAAACCATTATACAAGCTATCTTCCCATTCCCCAAACATAGTTTGTTTACTTTTAGTAGTATAAACAAAAGGTATAAGCATTGTCATAATGCCCCTTTCATTCATTTCCTGTCTTAATAATTGTATAAAATGTAACTGTTGTGATGTACTGTCAACCATACAAATATCTATCATCTCTTCTTCAAGAATATCACATATAACTTTAACTTTATAATTCGGAGTATATAACTCATTAGTTTTATCTTTGTTTATAGTTGTAATTCTTCTTACAAAACTACGATATAATCCCATATTATCTTGATATGCAGTACCTCGACTTATTACAAAGTAATCTCCTGTACTTGTTGCAGAAATATCTATTCCTGCCACTCTGTAATTATCATAATTTTCAACTTCAATAAAAGAATTACTATTAAGATTAAACATATCATGTTGCTTTATTATCTCTTTAGTTAAGAATAATCCATCTGTCTTAACAAATTCATAATAATAGTTCATTCTATTAGTTATTGAATTGTGTCCTCCATTAATAGCAATATCACTTAAAACTGCTTCTTTCATTATCTCTGCTTGTTCAGTATTGACTTTCTTTGCTAAAGAATAACACATTTTCCAATCATAAATATATGTATCTATCTTTGAATTTTCATTATCCCTAACTTCAAATTTTTTCTGTAATAATGAATTTGGACTTGTACTAGGTACTCCTATATAAATCTGAGTTCCTAATGTACTGTTAGAAAATGGAGAAACTGAGTTATCAAATAAATCGTTATCTACTTTACCACTTTCATCTATTGCAGTTATATGTGAAGTCAAACTGTCTTGTGATGTTCCAAGTGTTATAAAAAAACATTCAGAATATGGTAAAACTTGTCCATCAACTCTAGCCCCTATTTCTAATCTATTAGAATTATTTACAAGTTTAGTATTTGTTCCATCTAAAGCACTCACTAATTCAATATCCGTATATATTTCATTATAAACTTCAATAGCTATTTTAAAATAAGGTAAAACTTCTTTTCTAAGTTTTTCTATTGTATCCATTTTATAACTTCCAAGTATTCCAGTAAACCTCTCATGTATAAATTCTACATATTGTCTTGCAAATACTATTATGAAAGGTAACCAAACTTTTATAGCTTCAGATTTTCCTGTCTGTCTTGCTTGTCCTGGTATTATTTTTCTACCTTTTTTATTCATAACACTATCTATTACATGCAGACATATGCTCCATTGATAAGGGAATAATTCACGATATTTATATTTTTTTCTTACCACATCATAATATTGTCTACTTCTTATGACATATTCAATAAACATTTGAAAATATTCTATATGTTCAATACTTTCAAAATCTCCTGTTTCTTCATTATAATTTATACCGATAGGTACTGTACCTTTTTCTGTTTTAGCAAATACAACATTAGATACAGGGTCTACATAAACTTCATAATCCTTTACTTCCATTGCACTACACTCTCATCTATCTGTACTACACTCGTTTTCATTCCACTATCTTTAAATGTATTCAAATTCATAACATTATTAATCTGTTTTTTAATTTCAACTGATATATTGTTTGAATTTTCTTTATTATTATTTGATAATGAGCTACCCTCTTTATAAGTGTCTACAAGTTTAAGTCTTATGTTTATAAAATCTTTTTTTCTTGAAAGTAAATCACTATAAATTTTAAATTCTTCCTTATCTAAAGTTTTTAATTTGGAATATTCAAGTATCTGTGTATCTAATGAAGCTAATGTAACATCTATACTGTCTTTAATTAAATCTTGTTCACTTAAAAATTTTATAAGGTCGTTACTTCTAAAATATTCAACTTCCTCTTTATAAAATTCTATAAGTTCCTTATCTAATTTATCAATATTCTTAATTATTTCTTCAATCTCATCTATTGTCAAACCATATAACTTACCTACATCTCTATAAATTGATAATGAAGATTTATTCCTAGCATAATTTTTAAGTACAACTTTTTTAATATCATTATCTAATAATTCAACATTTATTAATGTTTTAGTTTTCTCAACTTCTTTTTCAAGTTCTACAATCTTATTTCTCAATAAAATATTTTCTTGTTCCATTTGAGATTTATCTGCCATAAGTTCTGTTATTTTTAACTGTAAATCTTCAATTTTTATTTTATTCAAATAATCACCTGCCTTTAAAATTTTGATTTTAAGGCTTTCAAATTTGTTAGCCTATCAAATATACCTAAAAAATTTTTCTGTTAAAATTTGATAGGTTTACGCTCGTTTTAGGGTATAATTTAGACAAGGTACTCAACGATATTTTCATCGCCTCTTTCAATCATATCTTCAAGTTTCTTTTCAAAAAGATTATATTTATCTGTATCTATATACATATTAACTAAAAATTTTAAATCCCTGTCACTCAAATTCAAATATCTACTAATATCAAAATTTGTATCATTCATTTTAAGTATTGCAAAATGTTTCTTTCTTTCATTCCAACCAATGCTTTCTTTCATTTTTATACTTAATTCACTCTCAACTGATTTAATATTAGCCTTATCTTTAGTCCAATTATAATAACTCATATCTAAAGGTATTCTCTTAGTAACATTTCTATGATATTCAAATATAAATTTATCTGTCATTTCTCCTACAGGTTCAAAATTCTCTAATCTCTTGTACCAACTCTGTATTGAATTAAAAGATATTTTTTCCCTATTGCAACCAATTTTATCCAAAAATTCCCTATTTCTACAAAGATTAAACTTTGTAACTTTCCTACCTTTCATATCTACTGAAAAGTCTAATAATATCTTTTTTAATTCTTGTTTACCAACTCTAAATAATCTACTACCCATTTTTATTCTACCCACATAATTTAATTATTTTCTGTTCTCACTATATATGAGCAGTCAAAAACTACTTTTGCAACAACCTAAGTTAAAAAATTTTTAATTTTTTTCAATAAAATCATACTTTTATACTGTAAAATAAATATAAAAAAATTTTTAAATTATTTTTCAATTACTGAAATATAAGGTCAAATAATGAAATTAATTTTACAAAAATGTACTCTAAGCCTTATAAACACTTAAGTCCTTTCATTGATAGTCGCCGCCCTATTTATCAGAAATTTAATTCTCTATTCTTCTTTATAATTAATATATTATATTATAATTTATATTATATATTTTATATATTAATATTATATATTATATTTA